TGATGACGGTGGACTACTCCAATCGGACTTGACGGCGGGATTTGGTACTTGCAAGAAAACCTTGCAGCGGGTGGCGATTTTTCGTCGACCAAAACGTGGATGAATATCGACACATCAACCGAATTGATCTCCCTCGGCCGGCATGTGCTACCAACAGGGGATGCTGCTTACAACCTTGGTAGTAGTACAAATCGATGGGCCGATGTTTATGCTCTAAGACATTACGTTTGGAGCACGGCCCCCGATGTCTGGTTTCGTGAGTCTGATGTGGCCGTTGACGCGGGTGGTTTGTGGCGCCTACTTGGATCGAGTGGTGATATTCGTCTGCAAGAGAACACGGCAGCCGGGGGGGACTTTAGCACACAGGATACTTGGTGGAGGGCTAATCGGACGTTGAACGCTTTGATGATTGGGCACCATACCTACCCAATTACTGACGACGCCTACGACCTCGGGTCTAGCAGCAAAGAATGGCGCAACCTGCACATCGATGGTTTTGCTACCATCGACACGATCTATTTATCTAATGCTGCGGGAGAAGGATGCGCCACGGCTATTGTACCTATTGCCACCAACACCTATGACCTTGGCAGTGGCAGCTATGTTTGGCGAACAGTGTATACCCAAAGCCTCAGTGTGGCATCCACGGCTGGGCACGGTGTCAGCAACCATCTGGTGCCATATCTTGATGACACCAGAGATCTAGGCAATGCTACCTACCAATGGAAAGACCTGTACATTGATGGTGTGGCGTACATTGACACCCTATCTCTGGACGCATCCGACGATCGAGGGATCGATTCAACGGTCAAACCAACCACGGATGATCTATACAACCTTGGCAGCTCAACGCGTCAATGGCGTAACCTGTACCTCGATGGTACCGCGTTCGTTGACGTCCTATCGGTATCCACCACGGGAGGCGAGGGGGTTGGGACGAGTCTGATTCCGACAACAGGTATTACCTACAACCTAGGTAGCGGTCCCTATCGTTGGAATGATATATATTGCGAATATGTAGACTCGTATACGTACACCGACACCACAACGGCGCAGGTCTTTTGGTGGTCGCACTACGCACCCACGGTTACAAACCAGCTCCTGAAGCTCGGCACGTATGAGGCTGCTACAGACGGCACGCCAGCGGACGGGCTCGGTTGGTATGTTGATTTTAACGTGCAGTACAACACAGTAGCAAAGATGGTTGTGGAGCGATCTGACGCCGACACCACCGCGCACATGTACTGGCGGTTGTGGAGTGGTAGCGCGTTCGTTGACCAACTTGCGCTCTGGTACAACGGAGGTATTTCGACTCGCACGGTCTACCCTTGGGCCACCGCCACTTATGACCTCGGCAGCGCCAGCTATTGGTGGCAGGACGCCTACCTAGCGGATGGTGGCGCGCTCTACATAGGTGACACCGATTTTAGGGTTGGTAATGCAAGCAACCCCCGAATCGATTTCGATGCGGGCGATAATGATGCAATGTGGTATGATCGGACGCTTGACGCGTACGTCTTTAGAGTTGCCAACACAACACGATTCTGGTTCGATGCGAACACAACTAAATTCCAAAATGATGTCGAGCCGTGGGCAGATATCACCTACGCCCTAGGCACCCCGAGCTACCGGTGGGGTAGCGTGGCAACGCAGTACTTCAATGGCTACCGGTACATCGATACCGTTGACGCGGCGGTATTCACATTCCAGCACTACGCCCCCACCGTGACCGCAAGTGGCCTCCTAGTTGGCTCGTTCTTGGCCAACACCGACGGCACGCCAGCGGACGGGTTTGGTGGGATCCTCCGATTTTACAACTCGGGCAACCATGTTGCGTTTTTCAAGTGGTCCAGGCAAGACGCCGACGATACGGCCAACCTGATTTGGTACATCGACAACGGCAGCGGATTTATCACGAGTACGGTCCAATACTACAGCGGCGATTTTGGGACTCGAAACCACATACCGTTGAGTGACGACGCCTACGATCTTGGCAGCTCTGGTTCGCAGTGGCGCAATCTCTACATCGATGGCACGGCTGATTTTGATACGATTAGGGTATCAAATATAGCTGGCGAGGGAGTTGACAACCACTTATCGCCAGCATCCAATGCGACCTATACCCTAGGCAACAGTAGTTATTATTGGAGCATTCTGTACGCAAATCGAATCTTTTCGACTTACACCAATAACGACACAGAAGACGCTTGGGCGGTGGTTGACCGGTGGACCACGACGGGGACCAACACGCGGTTTTTGGTGGCGGAGTATGACGTTCGGTCAACTCAAACCCTCGCCGACGGGTTTGGAGGTAAAATATATTACAACATCAATAACGTGATAGTGGCCGATTTGGTGTGGGGTAGGCGAGACGCCAATGATCAGTGCGATCTTTGGTGGGCCTTGCGGGATACCGGCGACGTCTACACCACCCAGCTTAGAGTCAAGTATGACGGTGGGATCGATACTCGCACCATTTTGCCTATGGTCACCAACTCATACGACCTCGGCAGCTCAAGTTACTGGTGGCAAAATGCGTACATAGATGGCACCGCCTACATCGGTGATAGTGCGTTGTATCTCCAGATCAACGGAGGCAACCCATTTTTGGCCCTAGACGCGAACGACGCATTTTGGTACAGCCGTAGCGGTAACAGGTTCTACTGGCGTATCGATAGTGATGACACGATCTTTAGCCTAGATGCCACCAACGCCGAGTTTGCCGTCAATGTGATTGATGATACCGGCAGCACCCACGACCTAGGCAACGGTACCACGGGACGCTGGCGGTACATTTACGGCACGTTGGTTAACACTCTCATGACATCCACGGCCGCTTCGTCATTGGCGTTCAAGTTTTCACACGACGGCGATACCACCGACGATGCTTTGCTCAAGGTCGGTGACTTCCGAATTGATTGCAGCGGCGGGACTCAGGCCGCCGGTTTCGGCGGTTATCTCAGCTATTATGCGGCTGCGACCCAGGTAGGGCAGTGGGTTTGGTCTAGGGACGGCGCCGACGATCAGTACGACTTCACCTTGTGGAGCCATGATGGTACATCCCTCACAGCGCGTATGAAGTTTTACTGGGATGATTGGATCGGTCTTTATGACCATACCCAGTTTTTTGACACGGTGTATGTGTTCAAAGATACGATCAGCACAGGCGAGTTGGTGAAATTCCAAGTACCGTATTCTCCTGCCGCGGTTGATGGTGCACTAGAGGTATTATACGTTACCGGTGGCACGTCCTCCTTTCCGCAAAAAACGAGATATCTAACCGGCATTGAATCCGTGCTTTACGGCTGCGGACATACGTCACTGAGTTCTATTGTTTACGGTGTCAGATCGAGCGTTTTTCGGGATCTCGACGAAAATGACGATAATCTGTATGCAGGCTATTTTTACGCTAAAAACCTAGGTACTGGTGGGACAGGCGTTGACATCTATGGCATACGGTCGGAAGCGGATGGCACTGACGCTGCTGAAGCGTACGGCATATACGCGTATGCTCATGAGGCGACGGTCAATTATGGTGTCTATGGCATCGCTCAAAACGGCGGAAGCACGTATGGGCTATTCGGCTCAGGCAGCGGCGGGTCAGGGAGTAACTACGGGCTATATGTGCCCACTGGCACCAAAACATGGGTCAACCCACACCCGACGGACCCCACTAAGGCGATCGTCTATTCCACGGTTGAGGCCGATCGAGACACCGCGTTACTTCGCGGCCGAGCACAGCTAGTCAACGGCCGGGTGACCGTGGTTTTCCCAGAACATTACGCAATGACCCTATCGGACTTGCCCGAGGAGCCGGTCCACGTCATAGTGACACCCCGATCAGCAGATTCAAAGGGGCTTGCGGTGGTCAGCAGCAACAACGCCGAGTTTGAGGTGGTGGAGCTAGCTGACGGTATAGGTAACTACGAGTTTGACTACGTGGTGACGGGTGCTCGGCGAGGTTATGAGGAAAAAGAGATCATTATTGACAACGTTGACTACATACCAGGCGAGGGCAACCTTGCCAGCTTTGAAGGGGAGGTGCAGGAGTATTATGACCGGATGTCTCCAGGTATCCGGCGGATCTTCAAATCGTCCGGTATCCTAAACGCCCAAGGTAAGATCAACGCGCCGTTGTTCGCCCGAAAAAACTGGCGTACAGGCAAGATCAAGAAACCAGGCAAACAACCTCAGGAGGAACCAAATGGCGAAAGCTCTGGCTAATTTGGCAATGTTCTACAACGGCGACCCAAGCGAGGGGAGTCCCACAAACGCGTTTATGTCGTACGCCGTGGTGGATGGCACGATGCGCAAGGATCATCAAACCTATCTCATCGATGGGCCCTCGTGGACGGATTCACCCAACACGATCTGGGATGCGGCGGTAACCCAGATCAAAACCAATGAAGGGATCAGCTAGACATGGCAAAGGCACTAGACACCAACCGCACCCGCTTGGTTTTCACCGGCCCCGATACCGGGCCCACCGCCTTGGCGGTGGAATATTCGGTCGTGGACGGGGACATGGAAGACAAGGGCAAGCGGGCCGAAATGGATTCGCCGAATTTTGATTCGACCAGCTCGGCGATCTGGGCCTCTGCTGTCGGCACGGTAGAAACGGCCGAGGAGATATCGTAAACCAACCCAAACCAAACCGATTGGCCGACAACGATCGGCTCAAGGAGACAGTTATGGCAACCAAGAAGCCCGCGGCGGGCACGATCAAAGAAATTAAAGAACCTGAGGGCCCCGAGGGCCAAGCAATGGTTCCCGGCGGCGGAGGCAATGGCCAACAACAGCGGCCCAATGGCCTCCAAGTCATGTCCGAGAAAGATGTCAACGCCTACATGGAGACCTTGCTCGAGGTGCAACAACCGCCGGCCGATATGCCCCCGATCGAGCTCGGGGCGTTGGCTCAATTTCGAGGGATCAGCCAAGACCAAGGCAACATCGAAAGACAATTGACCCGAGCACAAAGCCAGGTGGAGGCTCTCAAAACGCAGATGGCGAGGCTCCAAGGGCAAAGCGAGGCCTATGTCAATCTGCTTGTTTTGGCCGAGGACTCGCGGAGGGTTGAGGCCGCCCGATCATGACCTCAGGGTTTGGCGTGGGTGATCGGGGGGAACCGGTCACCGAGATCCAACAAAACCTCGAGGTGCTCGGACTAGACCCCGGCCCGATCGATGGTTTGTTCGGTTTCAAAACCCGGCAGGCGGTGGTCTCGTTCCAAGAACACCACCTCGTGACGGGGACCGTGGACGCCCACACCCGCGCCAAACTCATTCAAGCGGCCATCGCAGAAAGGGTGCGGCAAAAAATGGTGGTGGTTGTGCCAAGCGGCCTACACGAGATCGAAACAACCTTTGGCCAAATCGAATACGAGGAGGCCGAGGGTGGGTTTGTGGTGGTAACCAACGATTGGGCCAAGGAGCACATAATCACCACCCGTTTGCCAATCGTAGGCAAGGTGCAGGTCCATAAGCTCTTGGCGGGGGTGTTTCGTGACGTCTTGGGCGACCTAGATACCCAACGTGTAGGGGATCAAATCCGGCAATTTGGGGTGTGGTCGACACGCCACAAAATGCACAATCCCAACCGGGGACTCTCGAGCCACTCGTGGGCAATCGCATGTGATATCAATTGGGCCGAGAACCCTGTGGGCCGGGCGGGCGCAATGGACCCGCGGATCGTTGCAGAGTTTGAGGCTCGGGGGTTTCGCTGGGGAGGGAGGTGGAAAACTAGGGATGATATGCATTTTCAGTATTGCAGAAACTACTAGCCAAGGGGCAGACCATGAGACCTCTAGTATTATCGATTTGCTTATTGCTTCCTACCACTGTCGAGGGACAGCCAACGCCGACACCAACCCCAACCACCGAGGGGGCCCCCGCACTACTTGCGGCGGAGCCGGCGGCCGAGACCGAGGCCAAGGCCGAGACGGAACCCGTTGACGCGGTGGAGCTCGTGACCTCGGTAGGCAAGGTGATCGACGATTGGAAAAACGTGGGGTGGCTCGCGGGGGTGATCGCGTTGATCAACCTGTTGCTCAACCTGTTGCGATTCAAACCGATCGATATGGCGCTCGAGAGGCTTGATTGGAAGTGGCTTAAACCACTGATCGCCACCGTGCTCGGGGCAACGCTCGGTGGGGTTTCAGTATTTTCTACCGGGGCGGGGATACTCAACTCGGTGGTGGCGGGGATGCTCGCGGGCCTTGGTTCGGTTGGGTTTCACGAGCTCGTGGATAACTTGCGCAAGCAAACTCGCAAACCCACCACACCCCTCGCCTAGCCATGGATATCGTTTGGATTCCTGTGGCGATCGTGATCTTGGCGCTTGGTGCCTATGCGGCCATGCATTTGTTTGGCGGCGGCAAACGGCAAAACCTCGCCAAAGATGCGGAGGCTCGAGCTCGTGACGTGCGGACGGCGGCCGAGGCGGCTCTCGCGGTGGAGCTCGAGAGCCTCGAGGTTGAGCGCCAAGACCTCGAGGGTATCAAAGGCATCAAAAACGACGCCGAGCGGCTCCGAGCTCTCGCCGATTTTGCTAATCGGAGGCGTAAGCGATGATTTGGTATGTCATGGTGTTGGCCCTCGTGACGGCTGACCCACCGGATCCGATGGTGGTACCTGTGGAGCAACACGAGCCGGCCCCGTTTGCGGGGCTCTTGGTGCCCGAGGCGCGGTTTGTGCAGCTCTTGGAGGCCGAGCAGCGGGCCGAGGAGCTCTTGGTGCGGCTGCGGGTGGCTGAGCATACCAGCTCGGCGATCGAGCAAGTCTATCAAGACGCGGTCACCGTACCGTGGTACGACTCGCCGTCCTTCAACCGGTGGCTCGGGATCGTGGTCGGAGGTGCGATCGCAGGTGTGTCGGTGTGGGCCGTGGTGGAGCTCCAAGCGGCTCACCCTTGATCTGTGCTACACTAGGCGCATGGATTCGTTGATTGAGCTAGCAGCGGAGATCGCCAAGACCAGCTCAACCCCGGGGCTCGTTTTGGTGCTGACGATCTTGCTAGGCCTAGCTTTGTGGGCATATTGGCAAGAAAGGCGGACAAACACCCAGGTGGCCGAGCAACGGCTCACCGAGGCGAGGGCAGATACTGAGGCCATGACCAGCGCTCTACATGAGGCAACCCACGCGGTGGAGGCTTTTCGCGCCTCCAACGAGGCCCTAAAGCACGCGATCGAGCTCATGCTCCAGACACGGGGTATCTGATGCGGCAACTCAAATTTAGGAACACTCCCACCGATCCATTTTCGAAGGCCTCGGCGGACCCGAGCTCGTTTGGCAACTTGGCGATCTCGCGGGGGTGGGTGACCCAAAAGGACCTCGAGCAAGCTCTCGAGGTACAGCGCGCAAAGATACCTAAGCTAGGTCAGATCATGATCGAGATCGGATTGCTATCTGAAGAACAACGGGACGAAATACTGATCGAACAACGCCAAGCTCGAGGTCAAAAAATCCCCACCGAGGAGCTCTTGGTGTTTGAGCGGCGCAAGATGAGGCGACGGCTCGAGGGGCTCAAAAATGGGTTTCGGGAGGCCACGAAGCACGCCAAGACCTTCGCCGAGGAGGTGACGGGTTTAACAGGGGAGCCCCTCGACTCGGCGGACTAGATCTTCGTCCGATAGCTCGGTGTAGATCGACGTCGTAACCACGTTGTTGTGACGTGCAAACCGCTGTACGGCCTTGATACATCGATCCTTACGGTACAGGTTGGTGCAAGCGGTGTGCCGCAACGCGTGGAAATTATACAGCCGTTCGAAGCCCGCCTTGGCTTGCCAATCCCGAAACATGGCCCGCATGCGGCGGGTGGATAACCGGCGGTGGTTGCGGCTGACAAACAAGGGAGCCGAGCTCTCGAGGCTCTCGCCGCGATCTTTTTTCCAAACCAGATACCGGTTGATCTTATGACGCAGTGTGCTATTTAAAACAACCTCTTGGCGGGCGGGGTTGTCGGTGCACGTTTTGAACACGCGGAGCTCTACCCGGCGGCGGGCGTTGCCGTTGCCGTTGGTGACGTCTCCCACGTCGAGGGCGGCGATCTCGGACTCACGCAAGCCCGTACCGAGGGCCAAGCTAAAAACCATGTGATCCCGGTAGCCTTTGGCGTGTTGACCGGTGACGTCGAGCAGGGCCACCTGCTCGGCCTCGGATAGCGTTTTCGGCGGGAGACCTCGGCGGGCGTAATGGGTCATGACGTTGACTCCTTTGGCGACATGATTACATAGTAGACATTGATCACCGGCCCGTCAACGAGAAAAAAACGACATACAGCCCCCTACTAGGGTGATTTTTTGTAGGTTTTACCATTGACCCCCGATCCGGTCTAAACTACAAAATTGCCATGACCTCGGGGGCGATGGTCCATATCCTGTACCAGGGATCTACGGCGTGCGGCTTGTGGTGGTCCAATACCCCCAAGGCTGATAAATGGCTGGCGCCGTGGGAGTGGCCCGATCTAGACAAGCTAATCAAAGACAAGAACGTGACCCCTTGCCCCCAATGCGCGGAGGCCTACCAAAACAAAACAAGCGAGTGGTGCAAAAATTGGGGGGATATCCTTGGCAATTGACCCCCCACCGTGCCTAGGCCTTTTCGAGCCGACAGACGGCGAGTGTAGCGGCTCCGAGGCCGATCCCTTGCCTTGCACGTGGCGAGATCGCTGTGGGGCCTTTAAAACGTATTTACGGCGCTCTAAACAAAGGGCAGCTCGGTGGCTCGAGCTCGAGGGGTGGGAGATCCGGCGGTGGTGCGACCAATGGATCGAGGCCTACGAGATCGAAAACGGGTTACCCAAAAACGAGACGCCTCCCACATTGGCTGGGGACCTGCGCCAGGCCTTCGAGCAGGTGGTGGACTACCTTTCGAGCAACACCCACCAAATCGGCCGACAGTTTGCCAGAGACCGCCTAGCGCTCCCCGGGGAGCTCTACCTCGTGGATCGAATGGCGCAAGCCCGATACGTGGCAATTTATGCCCGGGCGCACCAAGGACACGATCGGCCGGTGGTGCGGCTGAGGTACAAGCCACGGGCGGGAGTGGTCGAGCTCCGATTGCCTGTTGAGGCCACCGAGGCGGCCCGAGCTCTCGGGGTGGACGCGGTGGCGATCAAATCGGGCCAGTTTCGGGCCCGGGCGGATCTCGGTCTCGAGACCCTCGAGGGGGTAGGCGCTCGGATCTTAGCGTTGGCTAAAACGGGGGCGATCAAATTGCCACCGGCGGGGGTTAAATGACACCAAAAGTCGCGTTGCACCGCGGGCCTGAGGCCCTGAATCGAGCTGACCTCGACGTGCTCGGCGATGGCGTGGACGTGATTTCGATCGCTCCTGTGTGTCATACAGGGGCGCCGGTGTTTGTTGGCTATTCGGCCCATGAGGGGGCCTTGGCTCTCGTGTGTGCGGTATGCCGCAAGCTCGTCACCAAGGTGCAAGTGGCAGACACCGGCCCCCAATCAAGCGAGGAGATCCACTAGTGGCCGCGCTCCCCGAGCTTGCCCGGGCGGTGGGGCTCGACCCCGTGCTTTGCCCACATTGTGGCCGGCGGGTGCACACTCTCGACGCGATCGATCTGTTGTTTCGTACTATCCTCGAGCGGGTTCGCAAGGGTGAGGCCGTGACAATTCGACGGTTTGGGACTTTTAGGGCAGCTCGGCGGGTGGGGCGAGGGATCGGTAAAGACGTTGGTGATTATGTGGTGATCCGGTTTCGCGCCTCTCCCCGAGCCAAGGAGGTGATCCGTGGTTGACTCCAAGGGGATCGGGATCTTGGGCTCACGTCGACCTAAAAAAGACCGGCCGGTGGCCAAGCCACGGCCCGAGGCCACGGTGGAGGCAGCCAAAAAGGCAGACCTCGGGCGGCCCCCAACCGAGCTCGAGTTTGCGTTACAGGCGGGTGAGATCTCCGAGCGGCTCAAAGCATTTGAGGAGGGTGAGGCCGAGCTCGAGCGTAGCTTGGCCGCGGCCGAGGTGCAGGTCAACGGGCGGCGGGTGGTACTGAGCCGGATCCGGACCCAAGAGCACGTGGGCTTACTGCTCGCCGAGGCCACCCGCGAACAAATGGACGCCGAGGCCCACTATCGAGCCTGGCGAGCTCGCCTTGGTCTCGAGATCGTGACTAGGGCGAAAAAGGAGGTGCCCGAGTGGCGCGTTAGGCAACTAATAGAGTCCGAGCCCAACTACCTCACCTACCAGCAAGGCCTGGCACGGGCGGCGGCGAACGTCCTGATCTTAAAGGCTGTGTGGGAGACGTGGGGCGATGAGTGATTATACCAAGTGGCGCAACCGGCGAGGAGTGGTCCATTACACCCGCGAGCGGTGGCCCGAGGGTCCAACAAATGCGCTTTGTGGTGTCGAGATAGATCCGCAATTCGATAGGCGCACAAATATCAATCTGAGGAGGTGCAAGCGATGTTTGGCTACTGTGGAGGAGACCACCAATTATGCAATACGTGGCTATCGATACCGAGACCACCGGACTTGAGCCAGGGTGGGATCAAGTTTTACACATCGCCCTAGTCCACGAGGATACGGCGCGGGCGGAGGCGTGGGAGGTCAACGAGCTCCCCTATTTCGAGGCGTTGATCTATCACGAGCGGATCGAGGGCGCTGCCTTTGCGCTCAACATGAACCACGAGATCCTCGAGGCGTTCGCCGATTTTAAACCCACCGAGGCCACCGCGGAGCTGCGGGGGCGGGTGGTGCCTGTTTTCGGGGACCTCGAGAGCGTCTTGGATGAGGCCAAGATCTGGCTTGCCAATTGCCACGACCATGCGGGGCCTTATGTGGCGGCAGGCAAAAATGTAGCGGGGTTTGATCTCCAATTCTTGGGCCGAGACTGGCGGCGAGAGTTTCACCACCGGGCGATTGAGGCCGGATCGGTGGCGCTCGGTGGTCAACCATTCCGGTGGCAACATGACAAGGTGTCGGGGCTCGCCGAGCTCAACGAGGGCAATCCGTGCCCGCATGATGCCCTTTGGGATGCCCGCGGCGTGGTGGAGGTCTTGCGCAAGGTGGGGGGCTACCTATGACCGCCAAAGGTAGGGGCAAGCGGTCCAAGATCCCAGGGGATCGATATTACACTCCCGAGTGGGTTGTTGACGTATGCCTTGAGATGGTGTTGCCCGTGATTTGCTTGCGGGCCCCCAAGTTGATCCTCGAACCCTCGGCGGGGACCGGGCGGTTTTTGGGGCCACTTCGCAAGCGATACCCCGAGGCGCATATCGTGGCCATTGACAACGATCCCGAGGTGGGGCCGTGGCCTGAGGCCGATGAGAGCTTGACCGAGGACTACCTCGACTTTCGTCCGGATCCGCGGGTCAAGTTTGACCTGACGATTGGTAACCCCCCGTTCAGTTTCACCAAGGACTTTTGCGAGCACGCCTTGACCATGTCCAAGGCGGTGGTTTTCCTCGCACGCTACGGGATCCTCAGTGCAGCCAGGCGGGCCAAGTTTTGGCGAGATCATAGGCCTTCCCACATTTTCAACTTGGCCAACCGGCCTAACTTCGATGTGCCGCCCGAGTTCCAAGAGGAATACGAGGACGCGGGCGGGGATTTTTGCGAGTATTGCTTTATATGCTGGGCTAAGCCCAAAAACGAGGCCACCCTCTTTGAGTGGTTGCCATCGGTACCCAAAGAGGTGCGACAGGGGGCAAGCGGGTGAAGCGGTGCCCACAATGCCTCGAGCCAATGCAGCTCGTGGGAGCGGTGCAGCTCGAGGGGGACTTGGTGGATGTGCACAACGATAAGGGCGAGCTTGTGGGCGAGGAGGTCAAGCTCAAGGCCAGCGGGTATCGCGAGTTTTGGCAGTGCTCGGGGTGTGGTGCAAAATGGCCAAAGTAAAACGTAAGCCCAAGCCCAAACGGGCGGCCAAGACCGATACGGCGTGCCAATGCCACCCGATCAAAAAGCCTACGATCCCGATCATGTCCCATACGGTCAATTGCCCGGTGCGGCGGCGTTACACCGACAACGGGCGCATGATCGCCGAGCTCATGCACGCCAAGGGTGTCAAGGGGAGTCCAAAAGATTTTGTGATCGTGGTGGGCCGGCGGTTGATTGACTATCGCGGGACCTACGATATTAGAGGCCTCGAGGCTCCTCTCGGATTCGCAGGTGTCACCTTAGTGCACAAGCGGGAGCTCGAGCGGGTGGTGGGCGAAAAAGAGAGCCGGCGGTTTTGGCGTCGGGGATTGGGGCGGGTACATGCCAACAGCTAGTGATCCATGGAAATGGGATCTGAAATACATGACCAAGCCCGAGGCCGAGTTTTTTAGGTTGCGGCGAGAGTCGGGGGCGATCTCGTTTTTTCGCACCGGGGTTTGCCTCCGATGCGGCGGCGAGGTGATCAAGGGCAAACTTTACTGCTCAAAGGGGTGTTACATGGAAACGTGGGAGGCGAGAGCGATCGCCGAAAAAATCGTAGGGTCCGAGGCACAGCTCGAAACCAAGGCGGGGTCTATCCGTCAAGGGCGTGTCACTCAAGTGACGTGGCACACTGCCAAGATCTCAGGCCACGAGGTCAAATGGCCCAAGGGGTTGATCCTAGACGGGGACAAATCAGATGAGATCGAGTGGGTGCAGCTCGTTTGGCTCAATTCAAATGCTGTCTAGGAGGTGACCGTGGGGGCAACGCTTGTTTGGCAAACCGTTGAAACGGTCAAGGTCAACTCGGTCCTTGTCGAGGTCAACAAGGCTATGGGCCGGCGGGGCCCCCTGTATTCGTTTCGATTATACAGACAGGACAGAGGAAAAAATTCTAACTACTGTCGAGCCCCGTACGACGCACCGGACGCGGTCTCCGCGATCTTGCGAGCCAATGAATGGGCCGACAACGATAAAAGGGCAACAACATGAGCGTGATTGTTTTGGGGCCAACGGGTGAATTCCCCAATGGCAAACTAAGGTCAACTGATGAGGGCGAGCTACAACTTGCCATCGGGACGGTGGAGGGGTTGGTTAGGGTGGAGTTTGGCACCCCTGTGGCTTGGCTCGCCATGAGTCCAAACGATGCTCGAAATCTGGCGAGGTCTTTGATTCAGATGGCCGAGCGAGCGGAGGGCGAGCAATCATGAGTGATCGCAAACACCAACTTGCAATAGAGGCGGCGCAACTGGCCAAGGTGATCGAGCTATTCGAGGGGCAGATGGCCGATTTTAAACAGAAGTATTGGGCCAAGGTGTGCGAGATCCACAGCCTCGAGAAGGACCTCGGGCGTTGTCCTACCATGACCGAGTTTGCCGTGAGAGCACCAAATCCTGAGGACATTTTGTCGGATAGCCAAGGAAGGGCGGTGACCAATGATGGCACGTGACGCGTTTGACGATTTGCGACGGTTGAGCCGGGCGGTTGAACGAGGCGACGATCAGACGGTTGACGATCTTACCGATACCTTGCCCGATCTCGTGGCCGCGCTCGAGCGGGTCTTTGGCCCCGAGGGCCCGCCGGTGGTGGCGATTGAAAGCCCCTACGCCGGGGACGTCGAGGCCAACACCCGGTTTGCTCGGGAATGCCTGCTCGACTCGTTAACCCGCGGGGAGGCCCCGTTTGCTGGTCACCTGCTTTATACTCAAGTCTTGGCCGATCTGAAACCAACCGAGCGGGAGCTCGGGATCCTGTCCCATTTGGCCTACGTGCGGAGGTCCGAGCGGGTGGTGGTGTATGAGGATCTCGGGATATCGAGCGGGATGCAACGGGCGATCGACTTCGTCACCAAGCTCGGTATCCCTATCGAAAGGCGGTGGTTGTATTGATCACGTTACCCCTACTGCGGGCCAACACGGTGGACGCTAACGGCCACATGTTCACCGTTGAGGCGTGCCAAAAAATGGTAGACCATTGGCACGCAAAGCGAGCGATCACCACCGTGGCGCGGGACTTCTCACCAACCCCCAAGGCGGTGGGGCGGGTGGTTGGCATGCATTTTGACGGGGTAACGGTTTGGGTCGAGCTTGATAATGATGCCAAAGCCCTTGTGGAGGCGGAGGGGTTGGAGGCGGTGGCGGGGGGCTATTTTCCAACAACGGATCCGGTTGACGGTGTGCAGGTGATCGACCAATTCGCCTTGACCCGGATCGCGTTAGTCAAGAACAAGGTTTAAACAATGTGCCAAAACGAGACACGAGACATTAGGGCGTTGCTAACCGAGGTAACCGAGGCCCTCGAGGATATGGTCTGGCAACACTGCCAAACCGAGGACGGCGAGATCGATTCCATGGCGTTATCGGCCAACGTGGATGCTATCGAGCTCTTGATCCGGTTGGGGCGGCTCGAGCGCAAAGAGGATTCGCACGGGCGGCAAGTTTTTGCCACCGCTCGACCCCCGGACAAAAAGGGGGTGATTTGATGGATCCTCAAAAGTTGCGGGAGTTTTTGCTCGACATGGCGAAACAAATCGAGCAGATCGCGGTTGATTTGCAGGCGGCCCTAAGCAACGCCGAGCGATGCGGGTGTACCACTTTGGCCATATCGCGGGACGGAATCTCGGGCGAGGCGATTTTTCGTTGCAACAAGGGACGCGAAACCAAGGTCAACGTCACCGAGCTATCAATGGCCATACCTAACCGCGAGCTAGTGCTCCGTGAAATAGTCGATCGTGTTGTGGCCGATCACCAGATTGACCGGACCGAGGCCGAGATCTCGGTTCGGTCATTGATGGGAGGTATGTAACATGGGCAAACCGTTACCAGAGCACAAGCGCCATTTCTATCAAGCCACCCTAGTCAACCCCACCACCCAAAAGGCTTATACCGGGGTAGGGCCATCGGTCGGGGCAGCACGGGCGCAAGCTCAAGTGCTAGCAGTTCAAGAGGGCGGCGAGCACCCCCCGGACCTCGAGGAGCTCGAGGTCAAATCGTTGGTGGGAGCTCCGCCGCAAACGTTCAAAGGCAACCCCAATCTGCCCGATGATTAGCGAGGACGGCGGTACCCAATCCACAAAGGTGGTGTATCGTCAAGTATACAGGATCGGATCCGATAGGTTGGTGATCACATACGCCCCTATTGATGCCACGATCTCGGCCACGTGTCCGGCGGGGTGGATCGAGCCTATCCTCGTGATCGATTCGGTGACCTTTACGAGCTCAAACGAGGTCGTGCTTTCGGATCCCGAGCCTGAGGACCCGGTGGTGATCCCACCGTGGCCGTGGCCGCCTTGGCCGGCGGGCCCGGCCCGGTGCGAGGGGCCTCGGCGGTGTTACCACCGGCGGACCCCAACCCGGCGGCGGAGCTCCACCGGGGTGCGCAATTGGAGGCCGAGGTGGTGAGCTCGTGTTGCAGCCGATCCATGTGGGCCGTGCGGGCGGTCAAGGCGAGCCGGCGGGATATCAAGCGGGCTCGCAAGGCTCATGAGTGTTGCGAATGCCGGCGGGTGATCCCTCGGGGTGCGCCGTATCGCTACGAGACCGCGCTAATCTCAGGCAGCTGGTATCAATATCATACCTGTATGATATGCGCATCAATCCGGGATGACTGTTTCGCTTGCGGCTGGACGTGGGGGGAGCTTTGGGAAGACCTGCAGGTTTGCTTCGAGGTAAGCCCCGAGGACGGTTGGAGCGATTCGGGGTGGCTCGACCCACCGACGCACCCGATTGAGATCAAGACATGAGACGTGACCGAGTCAACGTGCGACGGCTCTCGTTTGGGGAGGTGCTCGGAATTTTTCTGGTCAAACGACAGCTCACACCGTGGGAGCTCGCCGAGCTCGTGGGGTGGCCTGTAACTAGGATTTACGCTCTCGAGCGCAACGAGGAAACTGCACCCCCAACCAAGGCCGAGGCCGAGGAGCTCGCCGAGGCCCTCGACATAAACCCAAAACTTTTGACTGTAGCGGTGCCGAAATGACCTTGTCAGACGATGATATCTTACAATACTTTGCAAACGACCACTTGCCTAAGGACCTCAAGAGGATATTGGAGTCAATCCGAGGGGTGGCGCTCTATATGGCGGGCATGTTGCCAGCCAACCCCGAGCGGCGCGAGGGGTTGCGGCGGCTGCTCGAGGCCAAAGATTGCTTTGTCCGTGCGCAGCTCACCGGGGCGGCGGCCCACGTCCTGATCTCCAAAGACACGTTTGACCGGTTGGAGGCGGCGGCCAATTGGCTGCAATGTCTCGAGGCGGCGGGGGTGGACAATTGGGACGGGTGCGCCCAAGCGGCCGAGATACGTCAAGAGCTCGAGGAGGCCAAACAACGTGAATAGGTGGACGTGTACACACTGCCAGCACCGGTGGGCGAGTGATTCCCCGGCGGCGTATTGGTGCCCGAGTTGCGGGGCTCCAAAGGTCTACCCTCAACCCCCGTTTATCGCGCTCGAGGGGATTGACGGGTGTGGCAAGGGCGTGCAGTCGAGGAGGCTCGCCGAGGACCTCCGCGGGGTGCGGTTTTCGTTTCCTGATTACAACACCCCGATCGGGGGCCTAGTCGGTGCCCACTTGCGGCGGGAGTGGGCGGCCCATAGGTTGGATTGCGGCGACGATTCCAACGTTAAATACCACGATGAGGCCTTGATTTTCCAAGCCCTGCAATCGGCCAACCGGTTGGAGTGGGCCCACAAGATCGCCACCCACTTGGCCGAGGGATGCCCGGTGGTGGCGGATCGATACTACGCCAGCGGCCTCGTTTACGGGTCGGCGGACGGGATCGCCTTCGAATACCTCGAGCGGCTCCACCGGTATCTACCGCAACCAACCCACTGGATCTTGATCGATATCGACGTCGAGACCTCAATGGAGCGGCGGCCCGAGGGTCGAGACCGCTACGAGGCCGACGCCGAGTTTATGCGGGAGGTGTGCCTACGGTATCGGCAGCTCTGGATCCGCAACAAATGGCCGATCGTTGACGGCCGGGGCTCGGTGGATGACGTGGCGAGCCAGATCCATGAGGTGGTGATGGCATGACCGTTAAGCAGATCGTGGCTAACTATCTTGATCATTGGGGATTTGACGGCCTATGTTGCCCCGAGGGGGAGTGCTCTTGCGTCGCGGGCGACCTCATGCCGTGTGAACCTAACGAATACCTGGGGGGGTGCCAGCCCGGTTACAAGGTGCCCTGTGACCCTGAGACTTGCGAGTTTGGTGGTGAGTGTGGGTGGCATGTTACCATGTCCAAATCATGACTTCAAAGCAACGGTGGTATCGGTTTTGGCTGCGGGTGACGTATTGGCTACACCTACGCGGCCCTGCAACAATGTTGCAGCGGTGGATCAAGGGCGAAACCAAAGCACCGCGGCGGGAGGTGATGACCTTCGAGACGCCGCAACACCTCGTTGACTACGCCAAGGCGAGGTTTGTCTACCGCAAAGATGAGGGCCGGATCGGCGGGTGGGTGTTCCCGCTCGATTGGGTCACCGAGCCCGAGGTGTTCCAAGCGAGGCTCGAGCTATCGAGCGTGCAGCGGCACGGGGATTGCGACGATTACCATTATTGGGCGGCCGAGGCCTTGGCCAAGATCCAGGGGGTCAGCCATATCCACCTGTTGCTCACCGGGTACAAGGGCGGTGGCCATGCCACCGTGGTCTATTGCCACTTTGGGGCGTGGTACCACCTCGACTATCGGATCTATTCAATCTCGGATCCCAACAAGGCCCCCGAGCAGGTGGCCGACCGATACGGCGACGGTGAGATCCTGTTTTGGGTGTTTGAGAGTTTTCGTTGGCCTTGGCGGGCGGTGGCCATCTATCCCGATAGGCTCAAGGCCTAGGGTGATTTGATGCCGGCCCCACGGATCGGGTAAGCTCGGCACGTGGTCAATTTTTGGTATCCCTCCCCCCCATTCACCATGACCACCGGCCCCCGCAAGGGGGCCGAATCAATTCAGGCCGCCCGATAATCGTCGTATTCGATCCCTAGGCGCAACATTCGTTTGTACAACCCCCCGCGGTTGCAGCCGAGCTCGAAGGCGGCGGCCCGGATCGATCCGTCGTGACGTTTGAGCGAGGCCGTGATCAGCTTGGCCTCGAGATCCTCGAGCTTTTGGTCCAGGACACCCTTTTCGGCGGGCCGGGTGCCTTGGTGGTTGGGCGAGACCCCCTTTTTGCGCCTGGCCTTTGCTTTCTTGCGCTTGATTGCCATGTTGGCCTCCTCTTGCGTCGCTGCTGATGTCTCTAATATAGCCATGTCCACACCTCGATCAACGGTTTTGGAGTCAGAGTTCCTTGCGCTATACTAAGCCCATGTGTAGTTGTATCGACATTGACGGGGACCGTGCGGCGGCCCTGGTCCTGTGGGATTTTGACCGGTACTTGGCCGAGCAGCTCGACGCGGGCGAGCTCACCGAGGCCGAGCTCCGGACCCTCGAGAGGATTCGCGAGCAGCTCCACCGGTTGGTGACGGATGCCAACGGGGCGGAGCTTGCGGCGTGACCTTTGGTGGTGCGTTTGGCACATGGTTATATTGTAACCATGTACACTCAGTGCGCAACCCCTAAAAGGATCTTTTTTGCGGCGGTTTCCGGGGTCTGCTAGGTTGCGGGCCGTGTCGGACCGGGTGGGCGATTGCTTACTTTACCACGCCAATTGCTTTGACGTGTTGCCACAGATCCCGGCCGAATCCGTGGATCTGGTGCTCGCCGATCCCCCCTACGGGATCACACAATGCCGGTGGGATTCGGTTCTCGACCTCGAGCGGCTTTGGCCAGAGCTCTGGCGGGTGACCAAACCACGGGCGGCGGTGGTGATGACCGCGGCGCAGCCGTTTAGCTCGGTCCTCGTTCAATCGCAGATCAAGCGGTATCGCCACGAGTGGATTTGGAGCAAAAATCGCGGTTCGAATATCGGCGGGGTGCGCTATGGGCCGATGAGGGAACACGAGGAGGTGATCGTGTTTGGCCGCAAGGCGGTGACCTACAAGCCGATCAAGGAGGCCCGTCGAGGGGACGGGCCTACCTGTATCGGCCGAGCTCAAAACCGGCGGCGGGTGACCTCCGAGGTAATGAAGTTGCGACGCAAGGACAAGGACCCCCCGCTCGAGCGGCTCCGCCACCCCTCCACCGTGCAACGGTTCGTTTGTCAGGTTGGCCACCACCCCACCCAAAAGCCCGTGGCCCTAATGCAATACATGATCCGGACCTACACCGAGGGACCGGGGGCCGTGGTGCTCGATTTCTGCATGGGGAGCGGCACCACCGGGATTGCTGCAATCAACACCGGCCGTACCTTTATCGGGATCGAGCTTGACGCCGAGCACTATGCCACGGCCCACCGGCGGATCGCCGAGCATTGGGCCAAGCCACCGAGTCAACGAATCAAACCACCACCCAAGCGACGGCGGAGGCGCAAGGGCCCACCGACGCACCAACTTGGGCTATTTAGCAGCGGATGACCTCGGTCCTCTCGAGGCGGACCTCACGGGACTCAAGGTCGAGGCGGATCCGGTTGATCCCCTCCTCACCCATCCAACCAAAAATCGAGTCAAGGCGGGTCTCGAGCTCGCCTTGGGGCTCGGCCACCGGGTGCATCATTACCACCTCGGAGCTGCTCTGCTCGGTGAGCTCTTGGCGGAGCTGCACCATAACGTTGTGCCCTATCCCACTTTTAAATTTTTTCGTGACCGCGTTGGTGATCTCGGTGCCCGTTTTGCCCTCGCGGAGCATCTCGCGGGCCAGATTCTTTTTTTGTTCTGCTACTTTGAGGATCTTGTCTCGTGTCATGCCTACTACGTATTCAATGATCCCACCGTATGCAATCAATAGTTGTCACGATCTGACACCGCTGCTATAGGCTGGGTATGGCTTAGGCTACCGCGGCGGACCGGGCGTGTAATGGCGTGCGTCTCCGGACCAAAGTGGTGGTTGTGTGATCCGTTGGCCTTCGGGGGCGAAACGTTACCCCGAGGAGCCCTCGGGGGCCAACGGGGTTCGATATAGTAGCAGGAGGATTATTGGACGAATACGCACACTGATATACACCCCCGAGGTGCCCGGTCCAAAAATTTTGTTTTTGGCCGGGCCCTTTTTTTTTTATGGCCCTTGCCTACCTACCCGCACACCTCTGATCATACTACCCCACCACCCTACCGATATTGTGTTACTATCATAGTGGTATGATACCGGTATGGCTGTGGGGCGATGCAGGTGTGGAGGTGCCACCGGTATCATACCATTACCATACCGGTATGGCGGCGAGGTGGCCGCGGTATCATGCCGGGGTAGTGTTGGGGTGGTGTTGACGCCCCACCGGTATGGCGGCGAGGTGGCCGCGGTATCATGCCGGGGTGGTGTTGACGCCCCACCGGTATGGTGGCGGTATCATGCCGGGGTGGTGTTGACGCCCCACCGGTATGGCGGCGATATCATGCCGGGGTGGTGTTGGGGTGGTGTTGGAGCTCCACCGGTATGGTGGAGATACGGTGTTGACTTTATAGCCATGTCGCACTAATACACAGCCACTATGGCTACAATACTATTCGGCGGATACAAGGGTGGGACGGGCAAATCGACCCTCGCCACCAACTACGCGGTTTATTTGGCCCGGGCGGGGCGGGACGTCCTACTCGTGGACACAGACAAACAAGGCTCGGCTGACGGGTGGGCGGCGATGCGGGGGGCCGAGGCCGAGCTACCCCGGGTCCACTGTGTACAAAAATTTGCGGACGTGGCCGGGGCGGTGCGAGACCTCGTTGGCCGCTACGATGAGATCGTGATCGATGCGGGTGGGCGTGACTCCCGCGAGCTCCGATCGGCAATGCTCGTGGCCAACGCTCTATACGTGCCCCTCAAGGCCTCGCAATTCGACCTGTGGACAATGGACCAGGTTGATCAAATGGTGAACGATGCCCGCGGATTCAACCCCGAGCTCGAGGCGTGGGCGGTGGTATCGATGGCGCCAACCAACCCGCAGATCCGAGAGACCGCGGAGGCCCGCGAGCTCTTGGCCGAGTTTGGCAACGTGCGGCTGATGTCTGCCACGATCTGTGAGCGCAAGGCCTACCGGGAGGCCACCGCCACCGGCCGGGGGGTGCTCGAGCTCAATAACACCAAGGCCGCGGCCGAGCTCGAGGCGTTTGGCGAGGAGGTGGCCCGTGGCTTACAGTAGAAGGCCAACATCGGCCGAGGATTTTTTGGCGGAGGCCGAGGCCCCGGTGGTGGAGCTCTCGGCGGTGCGCATGCCGTGGGCCGAGCTCGACCCAAACGAGCGAGGCCACAATGTGTTTAACCTCAGGCTAAACGACCATGACCTCGCGATACTCCGCCACCTCGCCAGCGAAAACGAGGACCTCAGTATGCAAAAGGTCGCCAAACGGATCCTTGTGCCAGAGCTGCGGCGGCGGGTAGGGTTATAGACGGGCACCCCCGCGGATCTCCGAAGGATACGCATGGGACCGGACATGGCCGGTCCGCGGTGGGTGCCTTTTGTTTTGTTGTTGGGGCGGTGCGTGGGGGAAGGGAGGCCCCACGCACCTTACTACGAACGCAGAACTTGGACAGGTCAATTGTATGCCAAAGGTCACGAGCGAGCAATGGGAGGCCATGGGCCGGGAGCTCTACGGCGAGGACAAACAAAACTGGCAGTTTCAATGCCCGATGTGTGGCAACGTGCAGTCAATTGCGATCGCTAAGAAAAGATGGCCCGAGCTCGAGGGGGTGGGGTGGCAGCCGTGGGGCGAATGTGTGGGTCGATACCTTGAGGAGCCGGGGTGCGATTGGGCGGCGTATGGGCTTTTTCGCGGCCCGGTCATAATTGAGCGGGGCGAGGACTCCAAGCCGATCGCGGCGTTTGATTTTGATCGGCAGACCTACGAGGCCAAGGAGATCGAGCCGCTCCACAAGGGGGCGGGGTTGTGAGCGGCTCGCGGTGGTGCGTGCGGCTCGTGGTTGATGGGGTGGCGGCCCGTACGCCGGGTTTCACCCACCGGCGGGTCACCGGGGTTTGGGAGCCGGTGGCCCTCGAGGACATCAAAAAGGGGGATATCTTTCGAGTATATGAGCACGATGGCAGCCCCGATTGTGTGATTGACGGGGTGCACCATACCGCGGTGGCCCTCACCGATGCGGAGTCCTCCGAACCTGGGGGGTTGCGAGCCATGCCCGTGCGGGGGTTTTCGGCGTGAAAAAATGGATCTTGGCCCTGCTCGAGGGCGTGCGGTTCTATTGCTGCATTGTGCGGCGGGGGTGGTGGCGGCGGTGGCCGTTCCTCCCCTTGACCACGCGGCGGTTTATCCGGTTTCGACTTGATACGGCCTATGGCATGACCGAGCACGGTTGGCCGCGGCCCCATTGGACCGAGATCGCGCTAGACGTCAAGCGGTTCCTATTGTGGCGCCGAGCGTTGCGGCTCGAGATCAAACGACGCAAACGAAGGGGGACTTATGTCTCGGATCTGTGAGCGGCTGATTATCGATGGCGAGGCGCAAGATCCACCACCGAATCACACCCGGGTGACCGGATATTGGGTCAAACACCTTTTTTGTGAGCTTCAACACGGGGACATATTTAGGTTGTGGGATGCGCCAGGTACCCCTGAGGCAATTACGCCTGTAGGGCAACACACGGTATACATAGCCCTTTGTGACGCTCACACCGAAGGTAATGATTGGGGCGTGGAAATGACACAAGTGCGGGGTATTGTGCCTAGACGGCGACTAGCCTCGAGCCTCTAAAAAGCCCTCCGCGAGGCTAAAGCCCACCTCGTTTTTAAAAGTTGGGGGGGTAACCGGTCGTGCAGCCCGCACCGGTCGCAATCATGTGATAGGGTGGCCTCGGTGAGCTCGCGATCGGTGCTCCACATGGTACCAAGGGCAAAACAATCGGGGGATTCACCCGCTCGGATCGTCCCGTCAATGTCAATCGAGGGGGTGCAGAGCTTGCGCAACGATCGCAAAAACTCGACCCCAAGCACAAACGAGCCATACCAGTGGACGGCCGAGCGGAGGTTGTAGCACGCGGGGCCTATGCGGTTGCTCTCACCTTGCCACCGGCCGAGGCGGACCAGGGTAGGGATCTTGTAAACGTAGGCGACCTTGAGATCTTCGAGCTCCACCTCGGGGATCCGGCGGGGATAAAACCGGGGGTCATTGGTGATCTGCCACATGGCGGGAGCGGTGAGGAGCTCGGCGGTGCGGGCGGGGTCATGCAAAAACATTCCGTTAGACAACACCAACACCAACGGGGACCGATCGCAGGCCTCGGCGATTAGCTCGAGGATCAACGGGTGCTCGGTGGGTTCGCCACCGGAGATCATGACCACCGAATCACCAAGCTCGGTTGAGACGTCAAGAGCTCGGCGGTAGGTCTCAAGGGTGATATGGGCGCCTTGGGGGGAGCTGCGGGCCAGGCAATGGCTGCAACTCATGGCGCATTGGGTGGTTACCCTAACCAACATGTACACCCTATAGACATGCCACCACGGTGTACGCAAGGGTTGACGGGATCTAGTTGTTGCGGTAGGGGGTGCGTGAAACTTCACCGAATGGGGTTTTGGTGGCCTCGGCGGAGCACCGACGGCAACGCCGGGGCCACTTCCACAACAAAACTTGCTCGCGTTTCGAGAGCTCCCTCGAGGGATGCGGCCCGGCGGTTGCGGTTGGCTCGGCGGAGGGTACGCAATTGTTTAGGACTGAGGATCTCCTAGCCCTGGCGCTCGAAGCGGCGATCCCGCTACACGTGGCCGAGCTCGAGCGGCTCCCCGAGGATACCCGGATCCGGATCGCAAGGCTCGCGGGCGAGGTGTTGGCGTGCCACGGGGATGTTTTGCAGTTTCGCAGCCCCGCCAAACGCAAGCGCAAACCGGGGAGCGAGAGCAAATCAACGGCCGAGGTGTTCAACACCGTGGCCCGAGGTCTCGCCGCGGCTCAGACCCTTGGCCACGATATCGAGCACGTGTTGCGGGAGTTGCGCAAAGGCGCGCGAGCGCCTATATAATAAGGTTGCAAGTTACGTGCCTACTGAGTAGACAACACTAAGAGGTTAGAATGCGTGATCAATTCCCAACAGTCAAAGACGTGGCGAAAGCCGACCACGTTACCCTTGCGCGGTGGTCTCGGTTCCTACCGAGCCCGCGAGACTCCGAGGAGGTGGCGGCGATCAACCTCATGGCGGAGCGATTCGCCGAGCTTGGAGGGATGACCTCCGAGGTCTCAAAAAAGATCGGGTGGAGCGAAAAAGGGGGTTGACTACTAAGTGGGCATGGTTATAATATAATCAAGAGGAGGCCAACACACAAACAAAGCACGGCAGCTAGGGGGGCGCCCCCGAGGAGAAGGGGGGGATCTGCGCCTAAAATTGGTCTAACCAATACAAGGGGGCAGCCTTCGGCGGGGTGGGCCGGGGGCGGGAGCTCGCCGCGGGCAAGGTAAAAAGCGGCTCGCCGCACCGGTGCCCTAGGCGCTCGAAGGTGCCACCAATAGCGGCGGAGCCACGCGACCATTCTATTGAGCCTCATGGCGGGGCTCTAACCTATCACATGGACGTATACAAGCCCGTGGCCTCCTCGATCAGTGGGCGGAGCTGATCCCAATAGATCCCCTTGTGATCGGCGACCTCGGTGATCCGGTAGCCCGGGGCTCGGCCGATTTTGAGGATCCGCAGATTGTACAGGTCCGCGCCTTGATCGAGCTCGATCATGATGGTGTTGGCTTTGGCCGAGCCTCGGATCCGAAACTGCAAGCCGTTGCCGAGGTCCAAGAGGTCCTTGGCCCCGAGCATAAACAAGGCGCCCTTGCCGAGCTGCGCAATGATGGTTTGGGCGATCTGAGGGTCGTTGGTCTTGGTGGTGATCATGGCGTTGTCCTTACCCGAGCGGGGGCAATTCGAGCTCGGCCTCGAGATTGAATACGTAGTAGGCATGACACGAGACAAGATCCTCAAAGTAGCAGAACAAAACTTGTGTAGTTTTCGGTTGAGCTCGTTGATCTCGGCCCAAATCTCGGACTTGCGGGGGTTACCAGGGCCACACAAGGGCGTACGGGGTAGGCGGTCCCACTCTTCAAAAAGCTCCTCGAGCCGGGCGTTGATTTCGTCGCGTGTCATGTCTTTGTCCTTGTTCGTGGTCATGCATACTTAGTATGCAACACCGATGCCAGCTTGCCCCCACCGCAAAACCGCGTTAGACTAGGGATCCGAGCGATGGCTCGGGTTTAAATTATGACATCAATGTCATAGCAAACTGGTAAAAAGCACTTGAACCTAAGCAAACCAAGCACTTACGCTATGACATTGATGTCATATTAAATACATCAAATCACAGGTTTTGCTAACGATTGCAGACGCTTAGAACTATGACACAAATGTCATAGGTAATCGGTGTTTTTCGGGTTTGACCCCTACAGTTGAGAGCTAACCCCTTGATCTTTGGTTGCGGCGGGGTCTAAAAACCTGGCATTGGTGTTGCATACTAAGTATGCATAACCCAAACACGAGAGGCTGAGGCCATGTCACAACAACGTTTCAATCCCTTGCACTTCGGATTCAATTGGACCTCGGACGGTTGGTATGATTTTGATCATACCTCGGCCCACAAGGCAGCTCGGGCAGCTCGTGACACCGAGGCCCGCCGCTTGCGCAAGGCTGGCCACAAGGTTCGTTGTTGGACCACCAGCGGCCAGTTGGTGAGCCAGGGCGGGATCGGCTCAGGCAAGCCCCACATTGAGTTGATCGTTAGCGTTTACGGGTTGACCGTGAGCTAAGCCACGAGCTCGCCAAGCTCGGCCCCCGAGAGGGGGCCAGGGGCCCGCCTAGTGCGGGCCTTTGGCGTTAGGAGGCCCGATCATGGCAACAGTTACAATCAACACCGAGGGCGTTCTGATCACCGTATCGAGCCCGTATCACCCAGACTTTCCGGCCCGAGCTCGCAAGCTCGGCGGGAGTTGGGACGATGCCCGCAAGCTCTGGTCTTTTGACCCTCGAGACCTCGAGCGGGTGCGGGAGCTCTGCCGGGATATTTTTGGCACCGATGGCACCGAGGGCGAGGGCGAGCTCGTGACGCTGCGGGTGGTGTTCGCCGAGACTGCGGACACCTACGATCGGACCTGCTACGTGGCCGGGCGCCAAGTGGCCCGATCCTGGGGTCGGGATGGCGGGGCGGTGCTTGGCGAGGGCGTGGTGGTGCTCGAGGGTGGGTTTGGGTCCGGTGGCAGCCGCAAGAACCCAACCTTGACCGTGCGAGCCGGTACCGTGATCGAGGTGCGAGACGTGCCCGCGGGCGCCAAACGCGAGGCCGATCTCGGTGGCGAGGTGGAGCTCCTCGGCGATGCCACGGCGTCAACCGATTTTCGGTTGCTCACGGCCGAGCGGGCCCGGTTGCTCGAGAGGCTCGCCGAGGTCGAGGAGGCCCTTGCCCAATGGGCGGGCACCGAGTAGGGTGACCCCATGAGGCGGGGGCCCGTGGGGGCCGGCGGTTTCGCAACCGCGCCGAGCGGGTTCGAATCCCGCCTGCCTCTCAACGCGTCGCATTATCCACACAAGACACATATAATAAGGTTGCAAGTTGCGTGCCTACTAAGTGAACATGTCTATTGACAGTGGACCGGCGGCGGGGTAGGGCGGTGGGATGTCAACCGAGGCCGAGCTCCTACAGACGTACAAAAACCTAATCACCGAGATCGCCGAGCTCCAACAGGCGTACCAGATCCTAGGAGTACAGATCGCCGAGGTCACCGATCGGTTTCACGAGGCCTTGGCCCTCCAACGGGTGGTGCTTGAAAAGAAGGCGGGTGACGACCATGAGTGACCACGCGAGCCAACGGATCGCCGAGCTCCGAGACAAGCTAGACAAGATCGAGGTGGGCCTCGCGGGGATCCGGGGAGACGTGGCTAGGCTCGAGCGGTCCAAGCGGACACCACCCCGGGCGGTGATGGATCGAATAGCGGATCTTTGCCTCAGGGTGACGGTGGGAGCTCTCGAGGTGCGCCGAGACGTGGTCAAATCCGATCGTTTCGAGGCCACCTCCAAGGAACAAAAAAAGCGGACCGAGCCCCACCGCGGCCGGGCCCCGTAGGGCCCGAGCCGCTCGGCGGTGGGTCACGCGGCCACCTTGCCAGCACAGACCGGCCCGAGCCCGGACTCGATTGAGTTGGGATCGGTGAGCTCGCGGCCACAGCGGCCACACTCGCCAGCATGCCAAAACTCGACGCGGTGGGCCTGCTCGGAGGCCTCGGCGAGCTTGGCCAGGTACCACGCGAAGGCCTTGGCGCTCGGGGCCTCGGCGGTGACGCGGCTCTTGGCGGTGTGCCTGAGGGTGTGCGGCTTGTCCGGAAAGATGCAACCCATATAGCTATAGTCGTGTTCATTGTCGGAGCCCGTCAGCACCGAAACGAACCAAGGGGCCGTTGTTTTGTTCCCGCGTGCCTTGGTTACCTGGTAGGTGTACCGGGTGCCCGTGGCCGTGCTCACCAGGGTGAATTTTGCGCGGCCGGCAAACAAAAACGCTACGATGGCAGTGATAGCAGTGATCATGTTGGTGTCCTGTGGGTTGGGGTTTTTGTTCTCGATCCGGCCACCCTCTCGGCCCGTGTGGTTTGCCCTCGCCGCCCCGTGTGCTGCCTGGCTGCGTTGACTGCATACTAAGTATGCACGTTGGGTGCCAAGTTTTTGGGGTCGTTTGGGGCGGGCGGGGAGCTCTCGCCACGAGAAAACAAGGGGTTAGACGCGGCCGGCGGCCTTGGTGGAGTGTGGGCCCAATACCTCTATGACTTAGCTGTCATAGTTGTACTTGGTTGATATTGCTAGAGAAACCGCTGATTTTGCGTATTTACTATGACAGATATGTCATAGGCTACTTGCTTGTTTTTGTTGAGCAAAGGCCGTTTTGAGTGGTTTGCTATGACTTAGATGTCATAGGTACCGGTTGGGGGTTTGGGGCTCGGGCCCGTTCTATCGCGGGTTTGCGGGCGGTGCAAGGTTGGCACGGTGGGTGCATACTAAGTATACAGTTGCGGCGGCCGGGGAGCACACGAGGACGCACCAACAACCGACACGGGCCGAGAGCGGGGCCGGATCGAGACGCAAAACCAACCCCAACCCAAGGACACCAACATGACCAACAACAACACCAACACCGTAGCCCTTCACGTTGCCACCGAGGCCGAGCTCGATTCTCGGACGGTCGAGACGCGTTGGAGCGACCCAAGGACAGCCCGATGGCTAGGAGCTAGCCAAAAATGGCGGTTTGAGGGTGGTGACGCGATAGTGGTTTGCGGCCACTATCCCGAGGCGTGGGCCGTGGTTAGAGTCGAAGACCGGATCAAGGTCTGTGACATCAGCCGCGGCGGTGGTGTGGTCGGAGCGTTTGGTTATTTCGACCTCAGGGCCGAGGTAGCCTAGCCTCAACCACCGCGGAGCTCGGCCCCACTTCGGGGCCGGGCGGCGGCGGGGCTCGGTCCGGTTTTTTGTTGCCCGGTGGGTGTATGCGGGGGTAGGGGGAAGCATGCAATACAGTGATCAAGCAATCGAGCGGGCGGCCAAGGCTGCTCACGAGATCCACACCATCTATTGCGCGGCCCTCGGCGATCATTCGCATCTACCTTGGGAGGGCACGCCCACCGAGATCCGTGATTCGGTAAAGGCGGGGGTGCGAGCAGCTCTCGAGGGATTATCCCCCGAGGTGCTACACCAGCGGTGGGTTGACTACAAATTTGCTCAAGGGTGGACGTGGGGCCCTCGCAAATCCCTCGAGGATAAGACACACCCCAACCTTGTGCCATGGTCACAGCTCCCGCAATGGGATCAGGCCAAGGACGTCATTTTTGACGCGGTGGTACGGGGTGTGTTTGATCACCATTGCTTGATCACTGTATCGCATGCTTCCTCCTACCCCCGCATACACCCACCGGGCAACAAAGGAAATTGCGGTGGAGCCTGACCTGCAAATGGGCCTAGCAATGCTGATCTCGCGGCTCGAGGCTATCCGCGAGGAGCTCGCGGCCCACACGATCGCCATGCTCACCCGCGACGCCGCACACGAGGGGGTGGTGGCTCAGGATCTACACAAACGAGTAGCCAACCGCTACCTCGATCACGTCAAACGTGCCACCGAGCTCCACAAGTCCAAACCCTCAACCAAGGCCATACCACCGGTGATCCATCGTCGAAAGCCATAGGGCCCGTTTATGGCGCTGCGGGGTTGGGGTTGGGGTGCATACTAGGGCGACAATCAACGAGGGGCGTTTTGGGGGCCCTATGGGCCCCTAGGGGGCTCTTGAGCAGCTCACACCCAGAAACGAACCTAACAAACCACCTCGTTTGTGGCTTCAAGGCGGTATGTCGGGGTGCTTACTCGGCGCATTGTTTGCTCCTTGTTGCGTGTTATGCATACTTAGTATGCAACACCGATGCTTAGTTTTGAGGTCATGCCGGTATCATACCGGTATAGTATCAACCTGATATCAATAGGTTAGAGCCCGGCGGCGAGCTCGGAGGCGTGTAGGCCCAATACCTCTATGACTTAGCTGTCATAGTTGTACTTGCCTGATATTGCTTAGGAAACCGCTGATTTTACGTATTTACTATGACATGGCTGTCATAGCGTAAGGGTTTGTTTTTGTTTGTGAACGAGGATATTTGTCGATACGCTATGACAACCGAGTCATAGTCCACGGACCACCCGCAGGCTATAACCTTATTTTATCGCGGGTTTGCGGCGGCGGCAAGTTGGCATTGGTGTTGCATACTAAGTATGCAGTTAACGCAGTCGAGCAGCACATGGGACGGCGTTGGCAACCGACACGGGCCGAGAGCGGGGCCGGACTGAGACAACCAACCCAAACCCAAAGGACACCACCATGTTGACTGCTACCATCACCCGAAAAGCCGAAGTCGCCTACTTGTTCACCCTGTTGGACGGCTGTCGAGCCTCGGATCCTGCGTTGTTTCGGCGTTTGCGGCGAGCCTATCGAGTACTCAAGGAGATCGACCTCGCTAACAACGCCGTGCTTTGCGAGGTGGAATATGAGAGCGAGGACGTGCCGCAAACCGTGATTCGGTTTCGGGGCACCTACTTTGCGGCCAACGGAGTCGGGAAGTTTTCAAAGCAGACCGTAATCCATGCGGGCGGCGACCACTTCGCGATCTACCTCTCGGACCGGCCGGGGCGTTACTGTGGCCTCGAAGGCTACACGCTACCCCTGTACTAGGCACCGCGGGTTGCTCGGCCCCACCTCGGGGCCGGGCGGCGGGGGTGCCACGAGGCGCAGCGGGGCTCGGTCCTGTTTTTTGTTCCTTGCGGGGCTTGCCTACCTTGGGATCATGTTTACCACGTTGACACCTTGAGGGCGCTAGGGTAGGGGGTGGTATGAGCGACCTGGAAAAGTTGATAACCGCCAAGGAAACCTACGATTCGACACCTACAAATCTCGACCTCGAGGACGCGTTGGAATCCGTACTAGGCACCCTCGAGCTGGTGGCCCGGGCTCAGGTCGCGGCGGCGTTGATCCAAGCCAACCCGAGTTTTGTCGAGGCTCCTAAACTGTTGGCCAACACCGTCAACAAGATCACGCTAGCGCTGGCGTTCAACCAAGGGGAGCAAACGGAGCAAACGAACAATGTCGACCCTTGATAGTTCGGTGTGGGCCGTGAGCCGGGCCCTCGAGAAGCGCAACGAAATCGAGCTGCGTCGGGTCAAGGCCCTCGAGTTTCGAAACCAGATCGAGATCTTGCGGGCGGTGGTGGAGTATTCCAACGGCGCGGGTGGCCTTGGGTCAAAAGACCTCGCCGATCGGGCGTTCGAGATCCACCAAATGCTCAAGGAGCGGCCCTATGCCAGATCCTAAAGCCCCCTCGGTGGCCCTGCTCGAGGAACAACGCCGCCTAAACCCCGATCTCGCGGCCATCTATCGCCACCTCCTTGGGATCCGTGAGGACCTCGCCGTGATCACCATGGCGATTCTATCCGAGCGGGTGATCGCCGCCGGCGTACCCCTCGAGGACGTGCCCGTGAGGACCGCTAAGCTCTATTCGACCTACCTCCACAATGTGCACACCATCCGAGAGCGCCCCGAGCCCCCCACCGGGGGCCGGGGGCCCGCCGGGCCCTAGCGGTAGGGTAGGCCGCGGGCCTTATTGATGGCCCGAGTTGCGAGCCTACGCAATTGGGATCCTAGGTGATAATAGTTGTTGACCGATCCGGCCTCGCGATACCGCTGGCCCCGATCGGAGATCCGCAACACGAGGGCGCCGGTGGTGTGCACATAAATGTGCCCGTCAAAGGCCTCAACAACGCGATATTCTTGGCCCCTCGCGTTGAACGTGGCCGAGGCGGTAAAGAGGGGAAGTTGAGCAAAGTTGGTGTCTGTGTTCGTTGTGGTCATGCATACTTAGTATGCAACACCGGTGCCAGGTTTTCTGAGGTATTGGGGCCGTATTGGGGTGATACCGGTATGATACCACGCCTAAAATCAAGCACTTGCGGCCGGCGGGAGAGCTCGGAGGTGTGTGGGTGCAATACCTCTATGACTTAGGTGTCATAGTTGTACTTGGTTGATATTACTAGGGAAACCGGTGATTTTACGTATTTACTATGACATTAAAGTCATAGGCTACTTGGTTGTTTTTGTTGAGCAAAGGGCGTTTTCGGTGGTTTGCTATGACATAAATGTCAGGGTTGGTTATTGGGCCGTTGGCTTCGAGCCTAGTTTATCGGGTGTTTGCGGGCCTGGCAAGTTGGCACCGGTGTTGCATACTAAGTATGCATGACCAACACGAACAAAACCACCGCCACCTACGAGAGCGCCCGGCAACTAGTCGCCACCCTCCGCGGGGAGCTCGAGCAGCTCACCTTGTTGCCCTCCGACACCCTCGAGATCTGCGATCAGTTGGTTGCTCGTGTCGAGCTCGCCAAGGCGCGGGCGGATAGCGCGCCTAGCGATATCGTGAAGTTTTCGCGGCCCGAGCCCGAGAGCGTGCTCGAGCGTGAAAAGGCGGCGGCCCGCCGGGCGGGTGCGGCGGCGGTGGTTGAGGACGCCAAGGCCAAGGCCGAGTTTCTGGCCAAGACTGCAGTCAAGGGCCCTCGCAACCCCGTGCACTTGGTTGAGGTCGAGGAGGGCCACCACGTTGACGTGATCCCCCGCAAGTCGATTCGTCTGCACGGCTTGGACCGCAACCGCCGCAACGGCCCGGTGGCCTACGATCGGACCTTCGAGATCGGCGACTCGGCCGAATACGACAGCTATAACACCTCATTTATCGGCCGGATCGTGGCCATCGGCGCCAAGACCGTGACGATTGACACCAAGATGGGTGAGCGGCGGCGATTGAAGCTCGAGCAGTTCTCGTGGCGCAACCGCCACTTTGACCTTGAGACCGTGGCCCGCCGCAACGCCGAGGAAAGTTATTACATCTAACCAAGGAGCCAACACCATGACCACCAACGTACGCACCGAGCGCAAGTTTGAGACCTACTCCCGCGGGGCCGAGCTCGTGAGAGCTATCAAGGCCATGTGGGAGTGCAACGAAGGTGACCGCGGGCGGCCCGATGGTAACACTCGGATCAACACTCGTATTGAGGCCCTAGCGGCCGAATACGATTTGACCTCGGTTGAGTGGATCTATTGGGCCCGCATCGCCATGGGGTTAACGAAACCCAATCAACTTTACCTTTGCCGCGGCCTCCCAACACACTGGGTTGCCACCGACGCCAACAATCAGCCTTGGCTGTTTCCGGCGGTGGCGGGTGGGTGGAAGCACCGAACGCGGTTCGTTAGCCACCTCGAGGCCTTGATCGAGACCGACAACCTTTACGCCACCGGTACGGGGTGGTGCAAGTCTGAGGAGGGTTCACCATGACCACCAAAACCACAATGTGGGAAGTCTACAACCCGAGCTCGGGGCACAGTCTAGGCCATTACAAGGCCGAGAGCTCCGAGGAGGCGATCGAGGCGTGCTGCCGGGCGGCGGGGTACGGGTCGGAGGCGGAGGCCTCCGCGGCCACCGGCGGGCGGGGGGTGCTCCGAGCTCTCGAGGTTGAGGAGGTCGATCTCAACACCGACAACGGATCCAAAACGCGGGCATACCTAGACGAATCAGGGTTTGCGACCTTCGAACATGCCAACGCCGCGGGCGATCGGATGATCGTCAAGGCCAAGGGCAACTGCCTCGAGATTGTGCCCGCGTCCGGTTGTTGTCTCAAATCCAATGTGGAGCACGCCGGCCGGGCCGTCTATATTTGGGTGCAACCATGTTGACCATGTTCGTTGTTGGGTGGCGCTGCGGGTGCGGTTGCGAGACCTTGCACCGCATGTATCTGAAAACCTCACAGGAGGCCTTGGCGCTAACGGTGCAGCTCCGCGATAGCACCGCCACCGAGACCTGGGTGTGGCGAATGCGACTCCCGCGGCGCAAGGAGGCGATCCTAGTGGCGCTCAACTACTGCTGTGGGGCTCGATATCGAGCTCGAGGGGGAGCTCGAGCAGCTCGCGCACCTAGTGCGATCCGATTGGGAGGCCGAGGCGGAGGCCGAGGAGCCGACGCACGGCGAGGGCCCGCCCGGTGGCCGAGGAGCCGACGCACGGCGAGGGCCCGCCCGGAGGCCGAGGAGCCGACGCACGGCGAGGGCCCGCCCGGTGGCGAGTTTCATTGAGTGGCCTTGGCCCGCGGATTGCAAGGAGATCGGATATGACGAAAAAGGTATCCAAAACCACCCGAAATGGCCATTTACTTGGACGGTTAGTCCGTGACGCGGAAAAGGCCATTATTATCCAATACATAGCCAAGCATCGCGGAAACAAGACCCACGCGGCCGAGGCCCTCGGGGTGACGCACCGGCATTTGCAGCGGCGGTGCGTGGCGCTCGGTATCGAGGGGGCGGACCTCGAGGGCGGCAACGTGGGTGTTGTAATCGTGGGCGGGCTTGTGTAGGCTCGGGCCTACTCCGGATTTTCGGTTTTCGCGCAAAGCCCCCGGCTCTAGCAGGCCGGGGGCGCCTATGCTAGGGTGGAGCCGGCCCCCGCGTCTCAATTCATGGTGATCAACCGCCCGCGGTAGCCTAAGCCATTGCCAACGAACGTTGATCGGGGTGTGGGGGCCACCAAATAGGTCAGGCATTTTCTCTTGTGAAAGTCCATTGATTTCGGTGTAGTGTGGCGCGCTATGTCGATAGACGATCAGCAATTCATACGGATTCCTGAGCCCCATATCGGCTGGGATACGGGGCTACTGCTGCGGGTGGTGGCTGGGGAGCTCCGCGGGGCGGAGCTCCGCCGCGAGGTGGATTATATCCACGCGGTGGAGCGGGTCTCGGTGGACATTTCGCAGCAACTAGTGAGGACGGCGCAAGGGTCGGTGAGGTGGGCGTTGATCGATCTCGTGGTCTCGGGCCTACGACGGCGTTTGCTCGAGCTCTCGAGCCGGCCGGCGGGGCCGTTGCCTCCTCGGGGTTGGCCTTGCGCTTAAATGAAAAAGTCCAATGATTCCAAGAGGTAACGCCATTTGGGGGTGCTGGTGGGGGTTTGGGCTTAAATAATGTGGGCGGTCTAGTTTGGCGCGGAGCCCGGTTAATCCTGTTGGTTGCGGTCGCGGTCTCGGTCTAGGTCGCGGTCGCGGTCGCGGTCGTTTGGTCTCGATTTGTTCCGTATCCGGGCCAGGAGTGGTCCGGTCTCGTTTTCGGGCGGGGTTTCGAGCGGTGGGAGGTGGTCTCGTATGCCCGGGCGCCTTGGGCCACTGTAGCGGCCGGTATTCATGCGTTCAAATGGCCAAATCGAGTAGGCCTGGCCCGTGTCGGACTCGGCGAGGTCTGGGGTTACTTTCTCGAGGGTGTGGGGCCTCGTTTTGCACTGGCATACCGGGCAACGGATCTTGGTGGTCACGAGGTGGCACCGGTGGCACGTAGGGGCCGTGAAATAGGATCCGATCGTGGTGTTGACGGGGCTCGGCATACTGCACCTCGAGGGGTTGATTGGGGGCAGCTTATCACGGGCTCGGGTGGAGGTTTACTGGCATGGTGTGACGTCACGATGTGTCAGGTTGTTGTGTATGCATACACGATGCCAAAAAATAATGTTCTGGGTTATTGGGGGGTTAGGTGGAGGGTATGGCGGGCTTTGTCAGGCTGTTTGGATGATGTGGTGCGTCATTGAGGTGGGGTTGGCGGTTTGGGGTTATTTAGGTGGGTTGTTGTCGATTTGGTTGATTGAAAAAGTGGTGTGTTTGTAGGGGTTTACAAGGGGGGCTTGACGTGACTTGTCAACGTTTTTCGAGGCGTAACGATTACAGGTAGTTAGCTACTTATGTAAGTGGTTATGGAAGTGGTGGGATGTGTCGAGTTGTGACAGGTGGCGGTGTAAGTCGGTGTAATCGTTGCGGTATTGGTATGGGAGGGCGTGGGGGGTGATTGGGTGTCTCGATTTGTGGACAGTGTTGCGGTTCCGAGTGTCTTGATTTGTGGACAGGGGTGGCGAAATTTCGCCAGGGGGGTTTTGGGGGTTTTGAGGGGGTGGGGTGAGGGATTGAGTTAGGGGGTGGGTTTGCGGCGGTTTTTGGGGCCTTAGGGGGCTTGTCACGTGGTGGTGTAGGGTGGTGGGGAGGTGTTTCGGTTGGTGGGCACGGCGGGAGATGTGCACCATTTTGGAGCAGTTGGTGAGGGGTGTGCACCATTTTGGAGCAGGTGGGGTGAAATGTGCACCATTTTGGAGCAGTTACAGGTTGGTGAGGTTGAGGGTATAAGGTTTTGTTATAGGTGGGTAGTGTTTTTGGGCGGTTTACTTATGGGTTTTGGGGGGTTGGGGGTTGTTTGTGGGCGGCCCGCGGCGGGGTGGACGCGACCGGCCTCGGGCCGGGCCTGGTGCTGCGGTGTAGGCCCCGCCCGCACCTCCGCACCGCTCCGCCCCTAAGCCCCGTCCTGTGCAGCTCTCGAAGAGCTCCCCGGCCTCGATCTCGGTTCCCAGTGGTTCGTCCCTATGGGAGCTCGAGCTCGGCGAGCCGTGCGACCTAACGAGGGCCAACACCGTACACACGGCGGTCGAGGGCGATCCGCAGCTCGGCATGGACGCGTTTGGCAACCTCAAACTTGGTGGCCGCGTCGTTGAGCTCGGCGTTAGTCTCGCCGCCCATGAACATGGCCCACAAGCTACCAACGCCCCCGGTGGCGTCTGCGATAGCTCGCTTACGCTCGGCCGCCTCCTCAACCTCGGCCGCGGCCTCGGCGATGGCCTTGGCGAGCTCGGCACGATAGATAAGCTCGGCGCTACGGTCGGTGCCCGCGGCGGCCCGGTAGGCGGCCTGGGTGTTCTCGACGACGGTGGCGAGGGCGGCGGCGGTGGTAATAGTCTTGGTCATGGTCTCGATCCTCAGAGCACCACCGCGGCGGCGGCCTCGTTGCGGGCGGCGAGCTTGGGGCGGCGGGTGCCCTCGCCACCGACAACCAAGACCACAATCGCGACCACCGCGATAACTGCCTTGATTGTCTTGTTGCGTGTCATGCATACTTAGTATACAACAACCGTGCCAGAGCTCGGGGGTGGCACGGCGGGTGCAACTCGAGGAGGGCGACACAATATCAAGGGGTTACGGGCCGAGAGCTCCCCGCCGAGCTCCCCGAGGGCCGTGTTTAGCGTGTAGGGCCAATACCTCTATGACTTAGGTGTCATAGTTGAGATTAGGGGCTAACTACTCGTAATGAGGGCGAAAATGCCAATTGGTACTAGACTACTATGGCAATCATGTCATAGTTGAGGATTGGGCTAACTGCACGTAATAGCGAAAGAATCCTAGGTTAGACCGATTTACTATGGCATCTATGTCATAGCTATGATGCTCTGCGTTATCAAGGTGATTGGCCTAAGTGCTTGATATTGTGTTGAGAGCTCCTCGCCACGGTATTGGCATCAGGGTTGCATACTAAGTATGCATGAGCACAACGAGAGGAAACGAGACAATGAACGCAATCACCACCGAGATCAAGTTTGCCAAGGCTGAGATGGCCGCGATTAACTTCCAAGGTGCAGGCCCCGAGCTTGGACGACGTTTTTGTCACCTCCGCCGGTTGGTTAAGCTGCTCAAGGAGCTCGATCGGCTCAACGGGTTGGGACTCGCCGAGCTCGTCACGGTTGAATACGAGTCCGAGGACGTCCCTAGCACATGTGTTGTTTTTTGGGCGAACACTGATGCCACGGCCGATATCGTGGGCAAACGCTCGGGCCAAGAAGTTGCGCGGCTTTCATCGCGTGAATTCTTTATCGAGCTCTCGTTGGCCCCCGGGCGTATGCCTGGTTTCTTTTAGGCCAGCCAAACCCCAACGGCCGAGACTGCACAAAAGTGGCCGTTGGCCTCGGAGGGGCTCGAGGGATCTCCAGGGGTTGCGGCGAGAGCTGCGGGCCGATCACAGGACGTCAACAGCCACTTTCCTCGAGCTCTGGCGCGGGAGCTGAGCTCGGCGAGCTCTGGGGAGGTAAGCGCGGGGGATCTTTTGTCCCACACCCCCCACTGGCAAAAAAACTGCGAAAATAGTTTTTTCCGAGGTACTGGCTCCCCCACCCACAAAACGCGACCAAAACCCACCCCCACTTATGTATACTTAGTGTACACACCATAGGGCCACCACCTGGTCACCTGGCACACCACCTGGTCGCCTGGCACACCACCTGGTCACCTGGCACACCACCTGGTCGCCTGGCACACCACCTGGTCACCTGGCACACCACCTGGTCGCCTGGCACACCACCTGGTCGCCTGGCACACCACCGCCGCCACCGCCGCCTAGTCAACCTCACCGGACGATCGTGGGGCGGGCAAAAACAACAACTTTTGAAGGGAGGTCGCCAAGGGGGGCAAAAACAAGGTGCAGCGGTAAACCTAGTGTCAGGCGGCCGACTGCTCGAGGCCCACCGCGTCCACAAACGCGGCAAGGTTGGCCTCGGTGGTGTTGGACGGCTGCCAAGTATGCCCGAGCAGGTCCACCAAGGCTCGGAGGGATGCGGCGATGTTAGGTTCACCTCGCCGAGCTCCCCACAACCAAAGGGCCCGCGTCCGAGGTGAGGCCTTAAACGTTGGAATCCTTACATATTTTGAGTACACCCGAACGCCGTTCCAAGTCTTGGCCCGCGGGTCGGACGGTTTGGACACCGCATCGGCTGTTTTGGGGTCACCGCAACACTCTAAAATCATTGATAAAAGCAGGTGGCACGCGTCGTCACAGCTCTCGATACCGTGCGCGTGCCCCCATTGTGCCAAGGTTTTAAATTGCTGGTCTGTCAATCTCATAATCATATCAAGTAATTAGCTCATTTCTGGAGACCAAGTCAAGGGTGGCACGCTGTCACACGATCTACTCCTTTATGGAACAACATATATATGCACCGGTGAACCTACAGTTGGTAAGTCAACCACATGAGCTTCACCGGTGCATATATCTGTTATAAGTAAAAGTATAGAACAATAGGCCACGCGTGCCAGGTGTGACACAACATTTATTCAAAACGTAAAATAAAACAGGCTGTCACGCGGTGTCACGCGTGTTTTGGTCCTGTGGATCCGTATTGCGTTATTCCCAACAGTTGGCCTAGTGTCCTTGCAGCTCAAAACCTCGGGGGTGATTGAGTGCCAAGGGACCTAACCCTGCTCGTGTGGGGTGACATCAAATCGGGTGATCCCAACCAAGGTAACCTGGTGACTGCACCTTGGGTTGACTGGGTTAGCGTGCTATCCACCCACGTACGCAGGTCAACCAAAGGGGGTCCGTGCGTTGTCTGCGGTCACATCCCCAAAGGTAAACCCCGTTTGCAAATCCACGTCGAGGCCACCGACACGGTGTGCCTTGATATCGATAAGGGTACCACCGAGGAGATCGGCGAGATCCTCGAGGCCTTTGCCCCGTATGAATACGTGGCCTATACGAGCTTTAGCCATGCTCGATATCAGCTCGGTACCAAGGACACCCCACCGGCCCCCGGTGAGCCGACACAAACCAAGCTGCGGGTGTTGCTACCCCTAGCCCGTCGAGTAAGTGCCAAAGAATATGAGGGGGTTTGGCCGGTGATCCAGCAGTTGGCCAAGCACCCAATCGACAAGGCAATCAAGGCTCTCAACCAAGGGTACTATTTACCGAGCGCCAGGGTCGGGGCCCCGACCCTGGCCCACCACAACAAAACCGGCCGGTGGCTCGACCCTGACAACCTCTTGCAGCTCTCGGACACCCCCGCCGAGACCTCCACCGAGCTCCCCACCGTCGAGGTTTTGGGCCGGGTCGAGACAATTATCCGCAAGCTCGCCAAAATGATACGCTCGCACCCCCTCAAGGCGGCGGCCAATGCCTTGATCAACGGCGAGCCCCTGGACTTCGGTGATGGTCGCCACGATACGATTATCCGGTTGACGGGTTGGATCGCGTTCAAAACCGAGAACAAACCTCTGCACCCAAGCGTAATCGAGGCCTTGTTCCAACGGTCGATTGACGCAATGCGTCTTGATCGACCTCATGACATGGCATCGGTGACCATCGACGCCGCCACCGCAGCCTACGAAACCGCAATCGCCAAGGCGATTGAGATCAAGGAGGCCGAGCGTAAGGAGGCCCAAAGTCATTACGCCGGCCCGGAGTCACCCGAGTGGCCCAAAGAAACCCTCGAGCGGTGCGCCGAGGCTCAAGAATCCACCGTCGAGCAACTCGCGTTTGTTGTGGTGCGAGACCGGGCGCACTACATCCTACAACCGGACACCTATTTTTGCGGTCCGTTCACTGAAAAGGACGCGTTTATTGAAATCATTCAAGCTTTGGGGCGATCCCCGGTGGAGCTTTACGAGGTCACCAACTCAGGCAACTATAAACCAAGGCCATTTTTTGAGCTGATACGCCGATATGGCAGGGTAGCTCAACAAGTGGTCGCAAACCTCGCAACCCAACGGACCTATTACGATCGCGAGCACCGCACGATCCATGAGGCCGTTTGCCCTCGCCGCACCTTCGAGCCGGTTCACAACCCAAAAATAGACCATTGGTTGCGCCTATTCGCGGGCACGCCTGCCAATTACGAGAAGCTCCTCGATTGGATGGCCTGTTGCCCCGATCTTAACAAGTTACTTTGCGCCCTCACCTTGGCGGGAGCTCCTGGCACCGGTAAAACCTTGTTTGCCCAAGGCATGGCCAGCCTATGGGCCGAGGGTGGAGCGGCGGCGAGCCCCGAGGTGATCCTCGGTAACTTTAACGAGGACCTAACCCGATGCCCCCTCGTATTCGCCGATGAGACCCTGCCGAAAACCTACCGGTGGGAGTCGGTGACAACCAAGCTACGGGCCGAGATTGCCTCCTTGGTGCGCACCCTCAACCGCAAGTATTACGCCCCCTTAACCCTACAAGGGAGCCTCCGTTTTATCCTGGCGACCAACAACCCGATGATTCTCGCCAGCAACATCAGCACCGCGGCGGATCTCAACGCGGTGGCGGTGCGATTTCTCTACCTCGAGACCGGGGCCGAGGCCGAACAGTACTTGCTCACCCTGGACCACGAGACAAAGGACGGCTGGCGTATACACCAAATCGCGGCTCACGCCCTTTGGCTCCAACAAAACCGAGCGGTGACCCCCGCGGGCCGTTTTTGGGTCACCGGCGATCTCGAAAAAATGCACCGCCTACTCGTGACCTCATCGGATTGGAATAGTTGGGTTTGCGAGTGGATCGTCAAGGGGCTGCTAGACGGCTATCGCAAGGCGGAGCAAAACCAAGACACGGTGGGCCGGGTGATAGTCCAGGAGGGCCACCTCTTTGTCAATATCAGTGCAGTCGCAGATGGTTGGCCCATATACACCAACTATCCCAATATCCCCCCCGACCCGCGCAAGATCGCCACGGCCCTCCGCTCGATCTCCCTGCAACCCAAGGCCGTCCAAGTTCGCACCCCCGGCGGGACGCGGCACCGCTACTTTGACATTGACCTAAACCACCTCGTGGCGTGGGCGGATGAGAAGGGGATCTGCGGAGCACCCGAGATCGAGCTCGCAATCCACCAAGGAATCACCGAGCGGCCCAAGATCGTCAATCTGAACGAGCACCGGAACAAAGGAAAGGATCAGCCACAGCAATGACAACGCAAACAACGGGGCCCGTCCCTACGGGGCGGATCGAATGAATCAATCCATAAACCAATGGCTTCGCCTATTGGCGGGCAATGACGACAATCACCAAAAACTCCTCGATTGGTTGGCTTGTGCCCCCAATCTGGACACGCCTTTATGTGGCCTGATTTTTGCGGGCCCACCGAAAACGAGCAAGGGTCTGTTTTTGGCGTTTGTGGCGGGGTTGCGGGAAATTTGGAACGGCTGGCGCAGTATGCCCAATAATGACACCCCTATCCTGGTCTACCGAGACGATCCCAAGGCCCTGAGCACTATCGACCCCATAACCCTAGATGCCTACCCCCGGCGGCGTTTCGTGGTCGCCACCAACACCCCCGAGATCATGTTGGCCCATGTTCACGAGCGGACACCGTTAGAACAGCTCGAGCGGTGGTTTTTGTACATGGAACCCACCGAGGAGGCGGCCGAGCTCCTCGAGGGATTCGAAGATTATCACCCGGTGTGGGGTGTGCGCCATATCACGACAGCTATCGAGACCTTGCACCAGTATCACAAGGTGGAGCGGGCCGGGCATCTATGGGTTGAGGGTACCCCGGGCGCCATGCGCCACCTCACAACCCAACCACCTAAAGCCGTAGGGGTGACCCCATGAGAATCATCGGACCGACCTACACGATATTGACCCCGATCAAAGGGGAACGGATCCTAGCGGCAATCGAGGCCGCGGGGCGTACGTGTTACAAATCGCAAGAAAAGATCACACCCACGTCCTCCCAGAGGTTTGTCCAAATGATCCTCGAGCGGGGCCACGAATCGGTGATCGAGCACGAATCCGTTTCGGTGCGGATCACTTGTGACCGAGGGGTGTCTCACGAGATCGTACGCCATCGCCTAGCGTCTTACTCCCAAGAGTCGACTCGCTATTGCAACTACGCAAGCGCCAAATTTGGTCAGGAGATCTCGGTGATTGAGCCCCCTGGACTCGGGGAGCTAGCGCGGGCGCATTGGGTCCAGGCCGTCAAAATGTGCGAGGGGCAATATTTGGAGTTGTTGGCCCTCGGGACACCACCGGAGATCGCTCGGTCGGTGTTGCCTAACGCCCTTGCCACCGAGATTGTGATGACCGCAAACCTCCGCGAATGGCGCCACTTTTTCAGGCTGCGGACGGCCAAGGCCGCACACCCTCAGATGAGGGAGATCGCGCGGCCGATGCTCGCCGAGTTTCGTCAGCGTATACCTGTGATTTTTGACACCGTGGGGGTGACCCAATGAAAACCTCAATCCCAAATCCACCCCACGGAGCGGGCCCAAAGGATCCACCACAATGAAAGGTTTAGCCATGGGTTTGCTCACGGTCGTGGGCCTCGTGACCTCGTTTATCAATCCGCCGGTGGGGCTCATGCTCTTGACGATCGCGGGTTGTTGGTTTTGGTGGGAGCACGGATAATGAAAGTGAAGATCGGAAACACGGTTTATGACTCCAACGATCAGCCTATCTTGTTGGTCCTAGACAACCACGAAAAGAGCATGATCTCGAATATGCTCCCCCAGTGTTACAAATATTGTGCTTGTCCGCACGGTACCCCGGTGGCCGAGATCGAGCGGTTTATGGGTATCGATCACCTGAGCAAGCCCACCCCTGCGGGGCGGGCGGGGTAAATAGATGCCTAGAAAACACGATCGCTGCACCGGACATTGCTGCGAAAAATTCACCCTCCGCCTATCCCCCGAGGAGCTCGCGGCGAGCTATCGGCATTGGCTCAATCGAGACGCCGAGCCGCTCGAAATGAACGGGACTAGGACTCCACCAATATACCGCGATATACATCTGATTGCGCCCATGGTGCGGTATCTCGGGTTCACCTACGATCACCCACCGCAGATCAATCCGTCCGATAACAGGCTACTAGGCAAGCCAAAAACCAAACAACATTACTACACGTGTAAGCACTTCAACCCCAAAACGCGGGATTGCACGATTTACGAGATCCGGCCGGCGATGTGTCGGAGCTATCCGGACTCGGGGTTGTGCAACTACGCCAAGTGTACCTGGAAGGCCAAGCGGGCCAAAAAGCAGACCGCGGCGGAGCTGCGCCGACGCAAAAAGGCAATCATGGCCAAGGTCAAGGAGCCCACCGAATGACCGCCAACAAGTGGGAGGCCAAGCGCAAGGCCCAGTTTCTAAACCGGTGTATCCATTATCCGAGGTCATGGGAGGATACCCATTGCGCGGTAGGTGTGGATCTTGACGCCATATGGGACAAATCCGAGCGGCCCTACCGGCGGATCTGCTACTCCCCCAAGGCCGCGATTCCCTGTGATAAACGAGAGCTCCCCACCGAGGCCGATTATGAGGCCTACCGTCAAGAGCTAGAAAACAGTCTCACCCGCATGGTCAAAATTGCCGAGGCTATTGGGGCCACCGGACAGAAGCAAGGCCGCATCGATTGCCCTTGTTGTAACGGCGTAGTTGGGTTTTCAATCGCTAGCAATGGCCACATGGCCGCGGCATGCTCAACGGATGGGTGTGCCAAGTGGAGTGAATAAGCCATGGCAACTGAACCTGAGATCATTGCATCATTAACCGCGGGCATGTCTAGTGCCTACGGCGAGCCCGAGGCCACCTATGAGGAGTTTGCAGGCGCGATCGCCCCTGCCATTGTATTGGGTGGCAGTGGTGCCGCTGGCGGCGACGTAACCGGGCCCGCGAGCTCGACTACCAACGGGGTGGTGGTTTTTGATGGTACATCGGGCAAGGTGATCAAAGGAGCCACCGCGGCGGTGGATTTCGGTGGTCAGAATATCACCAACGTGGGATCGATCGCTGGTCTCGTTCCAACGAGCCGCCAAATCAACAACGGCACCGGTATCAGTGGAGGTGGAGATCTCACAGCCGATCGGACCCTATCTGTCAACCAAGGAGCCCTAGATCCTTCCAATATGGACAGCACGGGCGCCACCGATGGCCAATTGGCCACGGCCGATGGCCTCGGTGGTATAGCCTGGGAGGACGCCGCCGCTGGCGGCGGCGGCGACGTGTCCGGGCCCGGGTCAAGTACTGACCATGGCTTGGCGCGCTATCACGGAGCGACCGGCAAAATTATACAGAATAGCGGTGTTACGCTTAGCGACGGCAACGCCATGGTGTTCCCGTCGTCAGGGTCCATTAGCTGCCGTGGGTCCGGCAGTTACTCGGAAAAATTCGGCGTTGGCGCAGTCGCGAATGGAACTTCAGCAACCGCAATCGGTAGGCTTGCCGAGGCGACGCATAATGATACGACAGTGGTTGGCGCACAAGCTGACGGCAAGGCGGCAAAGGCCTGCGCGTTCGGCAAGGGTGCATTGGTCAATACCGGCGCAATCAATTCGATTGCCATTGGTTACGGCACAGAAGCGAAAGGAAGTGCAACCAACTGCGTTGCGGTTGGTTATTATGCCGAAGCGTCGACCAACGTCGATCACAGTGGTGCGCTTGGTACCAATGCAAAAGCTGCCCATGACCAGTCTTGGGCCTTCGGTCGCGCGGCGATCACGACTGCAACAAATCGCGTCACGTTCGGGCAAATCGGTACCGGTTACTTGCTCGAGCTGCAGTGCGGCGACGGCTTTGGCTGCTTCGGCGTAACACCCCCTGGATCACAGCCGGCCAAGATCAGCGACCCCACCGATTTGGCGTCATGCGTCACAGCCATTACCGCGATAATTGACGTTTTGGAGGGTGCGGGGCTCTCAAGTACATAAAGGCGTAAAGGGTGCCAATTACATTCGAGTAATAATCGAGGAGATACCATGATCAAGGCAATCGAAGATCCGTCGAGTTTGCGCAAGCTCTACAGTGACTTGCAGGTGACCGGGGCCGAGGCCGCTTTGGCCAAAGCGCAATTAGACCTATACATCACGCGAGTCTACAAGGAGCACGACATGAGCCCCGAGACCCACGCGGTATGCTTGTGGTGTGGCAAGTTTGTGCCCCGTGAGGCGGGTTGCGGTTGTCTCAAAAAGGATAAACCAAAGTGAGTTGGCACGTGCATTGCAACCTTATAATAATCTCGCGCCGCGGTTTCCCCGCAACGCTCGAAACTGCGGGGGTGGGACCATGACCTATAAACCAACCTTCCCCACCAACTCACACTGCGACCTGTGCGGCCACAAGGTGAGCTCCGAGGATCTCGCCGTATGCGAGAGGTGCAACCGGTGGGTTTGTCGGTTGTGTTGGAGTTTCGCTCTTTGTGATGAATGCTCGGCCATGACCGCCACCGGCGACGGGCCGTTTGGAGATTTAGATGATTAAGAACGGTGCAACCATGGCCGAGCAAATGACCCAATGGCGCAAGGCCCACCCCGAGCACGATCCCCCACCACTCCCTCGAGGGCCATACCAGCCCAAGACCAGCCCCAAGGATCGGGCGGAATTCCAACGGCTCGCAAACGTGACCCTACGCCAGGAATGGGCGGAGCTCGTGGTCGATATCCTGGCAGACCTAGACCGGGCCGAGGCGGCCCTCAAACGGGGCGGTCAATGAACACCAAAGATCGAGATCTGATTAGGCGATTACAAGCTTGGTTGGTAACCTCGCCACCCGAGCGAGCATTGGCAATCCCATGGAAGGACGTGGCCCGTATTCTAGCTATGTTCATAACAGAGCCAAAAAGGCCAGTATACGAGCCCGAGACCACCTCCGAGCAGCGGGCGGCCATACGAGACGTCTTGGCAAACAACCCACTATTGGACCGCGGTATGGTTGCGGTCATCAAGGATCTTGACCGGGCCGAGGCATCTCTCGGTATCGAAAATACCCCACCGTGGCAGAGTCTGGATCAGACCGAGGAAAAACCATGATCCCACACCCAAAAACCATCCTTCGAGCTGAGGTTTGTATAGGGATAGGGCCAAGCCAGTGATCCAATACGTACTATACAAGAATCCCCTAGACTTCCCCGGCCGGTTTGTGGTGCGGCGGTGGCACATTGACGGGACGGCGCCAGGGGGATTCAGACCGGATCAACATGTGATGGCCAACTGCAAAACCTTGGAGGGTGCTCGGATGGCGATCCGCAAAGCAAGTCTGAACGCGGTGTGCATACCCCGCCACCCCACCGACGATCCCACGATCCGAGAGGTGTGGATATAATGTTAAGACGCCCACCCACCAACGTCGAGCGGCTCGAGAGCTGCAAGGCTCCCCATAATTTCCAGGCCTACACTGGCAACCCCTACCGGTGGCATTGCATCAAATGTGGCGGGAAGGTCTCGGAGGGCGAGGCGGTATGGTACGCCATGGGAGTCAAGCACGGTCGCGGCGAGGTGCACAGCAAATGAACCAGCCACAACGAGACCAGTGGGTCTATTTTGCGATCCTCGCGTTGTTAGCTGCAATCACTATAATTATTCTAGTTTTGGTGTTGCATCAGGAAAAAAGCAAGGATCGAAACCTCGAGGGGTGTTTGGAGTGGTGCTTTGCCCATGGGGCCTACGAGACCCCCGAGGAGCACCTCGATTGCACCGAGAGGTGCCAAACCAAACTGTTGGAGATCGCCCGTGATGAGTGACCTCAAAACCTATTGGTGGCTGGCGCTGGCCGTGGCGACCGCGATCGCAATGCCGCTGATCTTGGTGCACCGATGTTAGCCAAGGTAAAAGAGTGGTGGCCGTGGGCGGTGATGACCGCGGCGGCGATCGTCCTATCCCTGGCGTTTTGGTATTTCGACAGGATCTGGCTGGCCCACCAAGACGAGCTCGAGGGGTGTCGCCACTGGTGTCATTCCCACCGAGACTACGACACCCCCGATAAATACGTGGGGTGTGTGCGAAAATGCAAGGAGGCTATCAATGGCTCACAAAGTACACCTCCACCACAATGACGGGGCAGCATGTGGGGCGATTTCGCTCAACACACATTGGCCCCGGACCGTGGGCCGGGTAGTATGGCCCGCGGTGGTCAAGGAATACAAGTGCAAAGCGTGCGATCGGTTGTATCGTCTGGACAAGTTGGGGACAACTCAGGCCGATAATAGACCAGACCCGCACCCACTAACGGTTTGCCTAGATCGCGAGTTATCCACATGATCCACGTATCGCCGAGCCAACTGGCCACGTTTAGGGATTGCAAGCGCAAGTGGGCCTACGGGTACATTGACGGGATCAAGCTCCCGCCGAAAAAAGAGCAGGCCTTTGGCCTCGAAGGCCACAAACGCAACGAAATTTACCTCCGCCGAGCTAAGTTTGTGGGCGAGGACGATGTGGGCAAGGTATGCCAACAGGGAATCAAGCCCGGGTATATGCCCACACCAGCCCCGGACCTTTTGATTGAGGCCAAGCTTAAAATCCCGATCCTCAATAACCAAGCCAACATGATCGGGTATATCGATTGCGTGTTGCCACCGAGACAAGCGGGCGCCACCTCCACCTTGGCCGTGGTACACGATTGGAAGTTTACCAAGGATCTTCGGTGGGCCATGACCCCCGCCGAGCTCTACAAGGACGATCAAGCGGCGGTCTATTCGTATTGGGCGCACAAAAAATACAATGCCCGCAAGGTGGTGGTGCGGTGGGTCTATTTTTGCGGCCGGATCAACGCCAAGTCTGAGGACGGCCGGCCCCGTACACCGCGGGGTGTCAAAAAGGTGGAGCTCACGTTTACCGCGGCCGAGATTGAGGCCAATTGGCAACGCGAGCTCGAGGTGGCCAAGCAAATCCTCGAGGTCAGAAACACCTACAAAAAGGCCGATGAGGTGCCCGGTAACGAGCTCGTCTGTGATAAATACGGCGGGTGCGGGCACCGAGAGCGCTGCCCCCTAGGCAACGAGGTGAGCCTCGAAGGCCTGTTTAACCAGTGGGATCGAACCCACACCCCTGAAAATTCGGAGGTAGAAAAAATGAGTCAAGAGGATGTGATGGCCAAGCTAAAGGCCCATACCGCAAGCCTACGCCAGCAACAACAGACCGCCACCGAGACCGCGGCGGCCGAGACCGCGGGGCCGGCCCCCGAGGTTGCCCCAGCGGCCGAGGAGGCCCCGCCGGTGGCAAGTGAAGAAGAAGAAGGCATCAAAAATTCGCCACCCCCGGCGGAGCCTCCCCCACAGAATACAGGGATCGAGCACGTGGCGCAGCTCCAAAAACAATCGGGTCAGGTCGACCCCGATCCCCCACCGGCGGAGCCGGCGGCCGAACAACAACCGGCCGAGGGCCCAAACCTATTGGCCTCCCTTCAAGCCCAAACCGGGGCCACCGGTATCAATCCTCCCGAGGCGGCCAAGGTGGTGGTGCCCAAGGCGGAGGTGGCCCTCGCCCCCACCGAGATCATCGAGCAACCCCCCGCCACCGAATTGGCCAAGATACCCCCCGCGGTCACCAAGGAAGACCTGGAAAAGCTCACCAACGGGGCACCGGAGGAGGTGACACAACTATTGTGTGCGGGATCAAAACTTGAGGAGGTCACCAAGGCCCCACCTGCGGTGATGGGTGAGGAGGCCAAGCCCGCCAAGGATAAGAAGTCCAAGACCACCAAACCCAAGGCGGTCAAGGTGCCATTTGTGGTCTGTATCGATGCGGTGCCCTCCAAGCTCACCAACGGGGCCCTCGGGGAGGTGATCCACCTATCCGAGTTTGTGGAGCCGTTCACCAAGGCGATCGCGAAGGGCCACCGCTGTGATGAGCACCCGCAAGGGGTGGACCATTGGAACCTGATTGAATTCAACAAGGGGATCTCGATCCTTGCCCACCACGTTGGATCCCACCTCGACAACAAAGGGTTTTCGGGGGTGCTCGTGGTGGATTCCTACACCGCCGAGGGCCGGGCCCTCACCGATGTTCTGATCCGGCGGGCCGACGCCGTGTTTAGGGGGGTGCGATGAATTGGGCGAATATGGGGCGAGAATTGATCGCAAGCCTGCAATCAATTGAGCGGGCGATCCGCGAATTGACGGCCGAGGTGCGCAATGGGCGAGGCCTTCAACAAAGCATTGGGACTCCTTGGAGTGGACAGGGTGATCCCACAATCAACCCTCGGGCGCCTTTTGCGGGAGTCGGGACCGCAGAAAACAACCGAGTTCCGGCGGATCCACAACCTACCGCGGCGGGAGTGGGAGACCGATCCGACGGTCGCGGAGCTAACACGGTTGTTGACGATCCACCTAAGGACCGCCAATGGAAGCATGGAATTGTGGGCCATACAAGCGGCCGGTTTGCGTGAGATCTACGAGGTGGGGGGCCTATTTGGCCCCATGGCTGTATCGGCCGGCAAAACCCTGATCACGCTATTAGCCCCGGTGTTGCTCGAGGCCGAGCGCCCCCTGCTCGTGGTGCCCGCGGCCTTGCGCGAACAGACGAACCGGTTTGTGATCCCCGCCATGGCCGAGCATTGGCGGTTGCACCCAAGCCTGACGATCGTTGGTTATACCGAGCTATCCTTGGAGAAAAACGCCATGTTTCTCGTGAAACACCGGCCGGATCTCATCATTGCTGACGAGTGCCACCGCCTCAAAAACAAGCAGGCGGGCCGTACCAAGCGGTTTATCCGGTACATGCGGGAATACCCCGAGACCCGGTTCGTTGCCCTCTCGGGTACGGTAACCAACCGATCGATCAAAGACTACGCCCACATATTGCGGTGGTGCCTCGGTGAGCGCACCCCCTTGCCCGAGTCATGGCGGGAGCTCTCACAATGGGCCGATGCCCTAGACGTGCTCAAACCCGGGGAGGAACCGAGCCCGGCGGGAGCTCTCGAGGCGTGGGCGGTGGAGGGCAACGTACGCCACGGTTATCGGGATCGGTTGGTCCAGACCCCCGGGGTGATCGCCACCAAGGAGGGCGAGCTCGGGGTTAGCCTGCAAATCCTCAACCGGCGGCCGGCGGTGCCCGATCACGTGGCCGGGTTAATCAACACCATGCGCAACAAATGGGTGACGCCCTACGGGGAGGAGATCACCGAGGCGGTGGAGCTCTGGCGCCACGTGCGAGAGCTCGCGTGTGGATTCTACTATAGGTGGGAGCCACCGCCCCCGATCGAGTGGCTCTTGGCCCGCAAGGGGTGGAAAACCTACGTTCGCAACACCCTCCTACACAACCGCCGAAACCTAGACACCGAATTGCAGGTTTGGAACGAGGCGGCCGGGGCCAAGCGTCCCCCCGAGGAGTGGGTTAAGTGGGAGGCTATCAAGCATACCTACGAGCCCAACACCGTGGCCGAGTGGGTGAGCGATTACGCCATTGCAGACGCAACCGAGTGGTTCGAGGAGGTGGGCGGGATCGTTTGGACCGAGCACCGGGTTTTTGGGACCGAGCTCGCCATGGTCTCGGGGTATCCCTACTTCGGAGCCGGCCCAAAGGCCAACGTGGGGATCCTCGAGCACAAGGGCCCGTGCATAGCCTCGATCCGGGCCCATTCCGAGGGAAAAAACTTGCAACACCACCACCATGCCAATTTAATAGTCGCACCACCGAGCTCTGGAAAGACGTGGGAACAGCTCCTCGGCCGTACCCACCGCCATGGCCAACAGGCTGAGGAGGTGACCGCCGAGGTATATACCCAAGTGCCCGAGCTCGTGGCTAGTTTTCGCCAAGCCGTGCGGGATGCTCGGTATCTCGAGCACACCCTCGGCAGCCGACAAAAATTACTATACGCGGACATTGCGTTTGACTACTCGGGGGCCATATGACGGGTTTTGACAGCCACTGTTTAGATTGTGATAAACGGATCAAAGATGATTACGAACGCTGTTTTGACTGTGCACAGGAGTACCGCAACGAGCCATTGAGAATAGAGGGCAAGCTATCCACGGAAACGGCCAAGGGACTCGGAGGAATCCTCGAGGGGTACGAGGACCGGATCAATTGGTTTCCCAAATCGGTGGTGACTTACGAGGATGGGGCGTTTTGGGTTCCGAGGTGGCTCGCCGAGGAAAAAGGAATCGTCGCAATCTAGCAACAGGCAACAGACAACAGACAACAGACAACAGGAGCCTAGGCCATGTCAGATTTCGATGGAATTGAGGACGCCGAATCAACCCGGCGATCTAACTACGTTTTACCGGGGCAATACCCGGTCCTATTTGTCAACGCCCTCAAAAAGATCCGCTCTCAAAAAACCGGGGATACCTTGTTTATCGCCGAGTTCGATATCCTCGAGAGCAAGGTGGATGAGCGCCCTCCGGGTATGGATATGTCATCAATATTCAATATATCCAAACACGGCAAAACCGCGCTCGGTAATATCAAGGGTTTGATCGCGGCGTGCCTCGATATTGAGGAGGCCAAGGTGGACTCGAAAACCGCGGATCTCGCGGTGAGCATTGAGAATCCGTTTCACGGTCGGTTGGTCCGATGTGAAGCGGTGGAGGTGACCACCACCGCGGGGGCCCCGTTTACCAAGCCGAATTTTTACCCATTGCCCGAGGGGCTCCAAAGCCAATCTCTCGAGCTGCACGAAAAAGCCGGATTTGCGCCCTTTTAAATAAGGGTCCTGCACCGGCCCCCCAATTCAACAGGGCAATGGTGTGCGGGGGGCCGGTGTTTGGCTTGGAGGGCCCGCGAGTGGTTGGGATTGCTTTTGATCTCGAAACTGAGAAGTTTCGGCCGGGCCTAATGGCTCCGCCACCGGTGTGCCTATCGTACGCCCACGAGTCGACCAAAGGTCTCAAGGTGGGCGGCGATATCGCCACCTATGCGGCCTCGATTTTCCAATACGCTCTCGAAGGCCATGCTTACATTGTGGGCCACAGTGTTGCGTTTGATATGGCTGTTTTGCTGGCCCACCGGCCCGAGCTCGCCGATCTGATCTGGCTGCTCTATACAACCGGGCGGGTGCGGTGCACCCGGGTGCGGGAAAAGTTGCTCGATATTGCTGAGGGGACCCACGGCGGCGAGTGGGATGCCAAGGGCGAGAAAAAGATCAAGAAGACCTATGATCTCGCCGATATCGTGGCACGCAAGTTTGGCCGCAAGCGCGACAAGAAGACTTGGCGGACGGGTTACGCCGAGCTGCTCGAGACGCCTCTCGATCAATGGCCGCAAGGCGCCATCGATTACGCGGTGGACGACGCAACCGACACCCTCGAGCTCTATAACCACCAAGAGGATCGGGCGTACAACATGCGCTATCTGCTGCCTGATCAAGACAGCCAAACGCGGGCTGATCTCGGATTGCGCCTAATGTCGGTGTGGGGTGTGCGGACCGATGGCGCAAGCGTCGAGGCCCTCAAGGCGGCCACCGATAAACGATTCGAGGAGCTCAAGTTTGAGCTTCAAGCGGCGGGGTTGGTTCGCACTAAGCGGACCCCCAAGGGTAAAGAATCCAAAAATTTAGCCCAGACCCGGGAGCTTGTGGAGCGATCGTTTTCAGGGCCAACGGTGCCAAGGACCGATAAAGGGGCGATCAAAACCGATGCGGACACCCTCGAGCTCTGTAATGATCCATTGGCCTCGGTGTTGCATGAATACGTGGGCCTCGAAAAATCGGCCGGGGCCTTTGTCAACAAGCTGCGGGAGGGGGCCGAGCTCCCGATCCATCCCTCGTTTAACGTGCTAGTCAACTCGGGGCGGACCTCGAGCTCTAGCCCCAACATTCAACAGCAACCACGGGTGCCCGGGGTGCGGGAGTGTTTCACACCGAGGCCCGGGTGGTTGTATCTCGCATGTGATTACGACAGCCAAGAGCTCCGAGCGTGGGCCCAAGTGTGCCTCGATCTCGTTGGTCAAAGCACCCTCGCCGAAAAATACCAGGCCGATCCGGACTTCGATCCACACCTCGATTTTGCCGCGAGCAAAATGTTGGGGATCTCATACGAGGAGGCCCAAGTCCGCAAAAGGGCGGGCGATAAGGTCGTTAAAGAGTATAGACAACAGGCCAAACCCGCGAATTTTGGGTTTCCTGTCGGCATGAGTTACAAAACCTTTCGCACGTATGTGCGAGGTTACGGCCTCAAGATATCGGAGGATGAGGCCGAGGAGCGGCGTAGCCAATGGTACGCCCAATGGCCCGAGAGCCAAAAATACTTCGAGGAGATCAATCGCCAAGTGGGCCAGGCCGGGGAGGGTGATATTATCCAGCTCCGATCCGGCCGCAAGCGGGGCTTTTGCCGCTACACGGTGGCGGCCAATACCTATTTCCAAGGCCTCGCGGCTGACGCCTCCAAGCTCGCCCTGTGGTGGGTGACGCGGGCGTGTCACATCGATCAGAGCTCACCGTTGTACGGTTGCAGGCCGGTGATCTTTTTGCACGATGAGATCATAATGGAGGCCCCCGAGGCCTACGCCCACCTAGCAGCCCCCGAGCTCGAGCGGCTCATGGTCAAGGCCATGCAATTGTATGTGCCTGATGTGCCCTGCCGTGCCACCGCGGCATTGATGCGGCGGTGGGCCAAGGGGGCCGAGCCCGCCTATATTGATGGCAAGTTGGTGCCGTTTGAGGACGTGAGGACCGCGGCATGATGGTGGCGATCGACCCCGGCAAACACGCCAGCGGGTGGGCGGTGTTTTCGCGGCGGCGGTTGTGGGCTTGTGGGTTTGGCAATGATCACCACGCGATCCTCGAGGCCGCGGTGGGCCGGGTGGATCTCGTGGTGCTCGAAGTGCCTAGGGTTTATGACCGGCGGCGGTGGAAAGGTGACCCCAACGATCTGATCGATATCTCGATCGCGGGTGGAATTTTGGCCGGGGCCTTGCGGGCCGAGCAGGTCAAGCCGATCCGGCCCCAAGACTGGAAAGGGCAGACCCCCAAGGCGGTGCAGACCGAGCGGACCGTTGCCAAGCTCACCAAGGCCGAGCTCGAAAAGCTCGAGGGGGTGACCACAAAAAGCAAGCTACACAACGTGATTGACGCGGTGGGGATCGGCTTGTGGGAGCTGAAACGATGCCAAAACGCGAGGTAAAAGCGTTCGATCAGCAGAATTACGAGGACTTGATCGTCTTGCTCCAAGAGGTGCAGCTCTCGATTGATGCAATCGCGGATCGGTATGAGATATCCCAACGGACGGCGTATCGGTGGCTAAGATACGCGAAATCTGACGGGTGGGACGTGATTAAACGGGGTTGTAACCCAACCCGCTACCAATTGGCGGTGCCAACATGTCAAGCAGTCTAGCAGTGGCCGAGCAGGCCGAGGTGATTCAAGCGGCGGGGCCTCAGACCAAAGACGCGGAGGCGAGCCTCGATTTTATCAAGCGGCTCGAAATAACCACCGGGGCCGATTTCGCGGGCGCGGTGCGTATGGCGGCCCAAGTCAAAACCAAGTTTGGTGAGGTGGACGCGAAGCGCAAAGAGTACACCTCCAAGCTCGCCGAGATCGTGGACCAATTCAACGGCGAATTCAAACCGGGGCTCGAGGCCCTCAAGGAGGCCGAGAAAACCCTCAAGGATAAGCTTGCGGGGTTTGCCAAGGCCCAAGCCTATACGCGGGCCCAAATGCTTCGCAAGGCCTCGGAGGCGGCGGAGGCCGGGAAGCAAGCCAAAGCAGACGCCATGATCGCCGAGGCGGCCGGGTACGGGGTGCCCGAGGTCAAAGGGTGCTCGATCCGGGACGTGTGGACCGGTGAGGTGGTGGACGCCGAGGCGATCCCCCGCGAGTATTTGATCGCCGATGAGAAGGCCCTCAAGGCGGTTACCAAGGCGAGAAAATGCGACCCACAGATCCCCGGGTGGCGGGCTTATCCTCAACCCTCGGTGACGATCACGGTGTCACGGGTGCGGGTATGATCGTTGAGGTGGACGCGGATAGGTTAGAGGTTGCAGGAAAAGAGGCCCGCAAGGCCCTCGCGGCCCTACGGTCCCAAGGCCACCCCGATGGGTGCTCGTGTAAACTTTGCACTGCGGGGCGTTATCTCGACTCGGCCTATAGGCGACTTGAGGTGAGCCTCAAGGATTCGAGCAACGGGCATGTCAGAGGATAGACGACGCACAAGGCGAGAGCAGCTCGATCGTTACCTTGAGGGGGTGCAAAAAGGTGAGGCGGATCTGGCCCTCCAAGCCGATCTCGAGCTCACCAACGCGGCCTTTTCCCACCTCAAAGAAAACGCCCTCGCAAACGAGATCGAGCGGATAAAGAGCACTACCACCGAGCAGACTTATGTTGAATATTGCCTAGCGCAACGGGGTTGTATTGATGATTTAAACACCCTGCTCGACCAGTACCGCGAGGCCAAAAACGCCAGCGCCATCGTTGGGGCGGTCAAGGCGAGGTCGGACATTATCGACAAAATGATCAAGCTCGGTCAAGATTTTGGGATCATTGAAAAGAAGCCCGAGGAAAAACGGATTGTGGCGGGGGTGGTGGTCACCCAGTTGAGCAACGAGGATCTAAAGGCGGCGATCGCCGAGCAGATCTCGAACCTAAACACGTTGGTGACGCAATACGGCAACAAAAAGTTGGTGGACGTCGAGCCGGGCGATCTCTACCGCGAATTGCCCGAGCCTAGCAATGTGATCGAGGCCAAGCTCGAGCCGGAACCGGAACCGGCCCCACCGGCGGAGCCGGAACCGGACCCTGCCCCTGAGCAACCACCACCGGAACCACTTTCCGAGACCATATCCCAACGAGCCAGGCGAATATTGACGACACCACCGCCACCACCCAAACAACGAGCTTCAAAACGGGCGGAGTCCGATAAACGAAATCGAGCCAAGGCCAATAAAGTGCACCGAGGGCGCCGAGTTGTGAAGCCCCCGGTGCGGTGATATTTGGATTAAAACCGGCCCCAACGTTGCAGATCAGAAGGGGTCTATCACGAGGAGTGAGACATGGGCAGCAGCACAAGCAGAGTTATGCGGGGCGCGTTCGTTGGGACGGGCGCTGATATCGACATTGAAACCGTAGGTTTTAGGCCGCGATCGGTTCACCTGATCAATCAAGACTCGGCCGACGAAATGTGGTGGCATAGCCACATGGCCGACGCCTCCGCGTTCAAACGGGTGACGGCGGGCACGGGATCAATTATCACGACGTTGGGGATCACGCCCTTGGCGGCCGGTTTCACATTGGGCGCCGATACCGATCTGAATGTGGACGGTGAGACCGTGCTTTGGGAGGCCACCGAATAGGGTGGTTTCTCGGCCGGGCGGGTCGGCTGATCCCCGCTCGGCCACTCATATTTTGAGGAGGTGACCTATGGCCGAGACCTCAGGCAACCCCTTTGGGGCCCCAAGGTACGCTCGCCACCGATCCGGGGCAACCGGGGTGGACGCGGCGACGATCACCGATCGCAAGGTCGGGATCAATATGACCGAGTACACCCACGCCCATATACAGGTGATCCCGTCCGGTGGTGCCAACCCCACGGTGGAGATCCTTTGGTGGAGTGAGGCGGCGGGCCGTTTTATTGAGGATCACACCCTAAACAGCAAAGGCGCCAAAGGCATCAACGTGCCGTTTGAGCTAACAGTGGATTGTCGTGGCCGTATCATGTTTGTGCGGTTTGACGCCTTGGCGGCGGGTAGTTGCGAGGTAATGGTTTCGGGATTCCACAGCAGCGCGATCTAGCCAATGCCCGAGCCGATCCCAATGCTCCCCAGCGGTGACGCCTTGGCCGACGCCGGGCGGGATGCATTGATCGACTATTACGACCATTGCAAATCGATGGCCGGCGAGTGGGTCTATCGCCAGGTGGTGGATAACTGCCGGGCGGATATCTTGGCGGCGATCCTCGGGTATGAGGTGCAGCCGTTTCATTTGGCCCTGATGGTGTTTCAAATGCTGCACCCCGACAATTTGCAGCTCTGTTTTCGGGGTGCAGGCAAAACCACCGTTTGCACGGTGACCCGGGCGATCTTTATGCTGATCCGCAACCGGGACTTGCGGATCCTCATAGCCTCGAAAACCAAGGGCAACGCCGAGAGCATGCTCAAGGAGATCAAGGGACACCTCGAGGAAAACCAGCGACTGATCGAGGTCTTTGGGTTGTTTTACGATCCGGCGGTGGTGACCAAATGGGATAACACCGAGATCGAGATCCTCGGGCGCAGCCGCAAGACCAAAGAGAGCTCGATCATAGCAATCGGTGTTTCGGGTGCCTTGGCCTCCAAACACGTTGACGTGATCTTGGCCGATGACTTGGTGGACGAAGAAAACGCCCGTACCAAGTATATGCGAGACCGCGTCAAGCAGTGGTATTATCAGATCTTGGATCCGGTCCTCGAGCCACCCGAGCCCGGGTTTTTGCACCGCGGTGAGTTTCACCGGTTGGGGACCAGATATCATTTTGATGACCTATACGGGCATCTGATGTCGAATGAGCTCAAGGAGCACCACCAAGTGATCCCCGCGCTCGACTCAAACGAGCGCAGCCCGTGGCCCGAAAAATTTCCGCCCGATTGGTTCAAAGCCAAAAAGGAAAAATCAGGTACGATTATATTCAACGCTCAATACCAGTGCGATACCGAGGCAATGAAGGGCGAGATCTTCCAATATGACGATTGCCAACAGGTTTCGGCTGACGACGTGCCCGCGGGTCTCAAGGTCTACATGGGTGTTGACTTGGCGATCACCGAGCAGGAACAAAACGACATGTTTTGCATAGTGGTGGGAGGTCTAGACCAGGCCGAAAACTGGTATGTGATTGACTATTTCGAGGGCCACCTCCGATTTGCAGCCCAAACCGCGGCGATCAAGCGCTACTACAAAAAACACGATCCTATCCGGGCGGCCATTGAGACCAATAGCTACCAGGCGGCCCAATACCAGACCCTCAAAGATGAGGATCAGAGCTTGCGGCTTATGCCGGTGCACACCGAGAAAGACAAGATCACCAGAGCTTGGAAGGTCTCACCGAGGTTTGAAAATAAGCAGATGTTTTTCGTCAAGGGGGGCAATATCCACAAGCTGATCGAGGCGATCGTTTTATTCCCCTCGCATCGATACAAGGACCCGTTTGACGCCTTGGACATGATGCTCAGGGCCAGCAAAGTGCGTCGACGCCGCAAGCGGCGACAACGTGAACCGGGGATCATCTGATGACAGACAGCACCACCACCGCCACCCGAGTGAGCAACGCCACCAACAAGCGGGCCCTGCGGGCCGTTGTGATCGGCATGCGCAAGCGTGCGGCCGAGGTGCCGCACCCTAAAAACCTCGAGGAGGGGCGGCCCGAGCCGGGGCAATCCAAGGCCCTCACCGAGGACCCGTTCGAGGCTTTGACGGCCGAGGGTCGGTTGATTGAACCACCGTTTGACCTGCTCACCTTGGCCATGTTGCCCGAGCATTCGAGCGAGCTCGGCCAATGCGTCGAGGCCTACGAGGTTAATATCGAGGGGTTTGGGTTTCGGTTTGTGCCGCGGATCCGATCCAATGTAGATATGGCCAAGCTCGATCCGGTGTTGCGTGACGCAGTGCAGCTCGAAAAAACCGAGCTCGAAAATTTTTTTGCCTACTGCTCTGGAAGGCTCTCGTGGGTTGAGACGCGGCGGCGGGTGCGAAAGGACCTCGAAACTACAGGCAACGGGTATCTAGAGGTGGTCCGCAACGCGGCGGGCAAGATCCAAGGGCTCAACCACCTACCAAGTTATCAAATGCGCCTTGGTGGCCTCGATCAAGAGGCGGTCAAGGTGGCATTGCCGATTCACGAGCTCCAAACCGATGGGTCTATCAGGATTGTGCGGGTGCCCTCGTGGGAGCGGTTTCGGCGGTTTGCGCAATCACGATCTTTGTTGCTACGCCATGCCACCCATGTGGGCCGATACGCGATCCGGTGGTTCAAGGAATTTGGGGATCCACGGGTGTATGACTACGAATCGGGCGAGGAGGCCAAGGGCGAGGATATCGCCAAGCTCCCACCCGAGCGGCGGGCCAACGAGTTGATCCATTTCAAGCTTTACAGCCCCCGCAGCCCGTACGGCCTACCTCGGACGATTGGCAATCTATTGAGTATCTTTGGCGCGAGAGCGGCCGAGGAGATCAACTACACCACGTTTCGCAACAACAACATACCATCAATGTTGCTCTTGGTATCCAATGGCCAGCTCACCGAGGGATCAATTGATCGGATCGAGAGCTTTGTCGAATCCCAGATCCAGGGGTCGGACAACTACAGCAAATTTTTACTCGTTGAGGCCGAGGGGCTCGGCGAGGAGGGCGAGGACACGGGCCACGTCAAGGTCGAGGTTGAGCGGCTTGTTGAGCAACAACACAAAGACGCCCTGTTCCAAAACTACTCGGGCAACGCAGACAGCCGGATCCGGCGGGCCTTCCGATTGCCACCGATCCTTGTGGGCCGGGCCGATGATTACACCCGGGCCACGGCGGACACCTCGAGGCGATTGGCAGACGAGCAGATCTTTGCTCCCGAGCGCAATATCCACGACGATACGGTCAACCGGTTGTTATTTCCCGACATGGGGATCGTGTACCACAAGTACAAGAGCAACACCCCCAACACCACTGACAACGCCGAGCTAGTCAAGATCCTCGGCGGGGCTGAGAAAACCGGTGGCATGACCCCAAGGATCGCCCGGTTGTTGCTCGAGGATATTCTTGGCCAAGACTTGCCAGGGTTCCCGGCCGAGTTTGCAGACAAGGCCGATATGCCGTTTAGCCTGCTCATGGCCGAGGCGGTGCAAAACAAGGCAGACCCGGCGGAGCCGGGGCAACAGGTAACGGCGATCAAGGCCTTGGACTTTATCGAAAAACTGACCGGTGGGGAGCTCGGCGAAATCGAGGAGGCCGAGCTCGCCAAAACCGCGGTGCAAATCAATCGGCACTTCGAGAAACGATGGCGCCGAGAGGTCAAGGCTAGTCTAGCGGGATAAATGAACATCGGGGCCCTGTTTGATCAGGTCCGAGCCACCGATCAAGCCGTGGCCAAGGCTCTCGGGATCTCGGAGGTGGCGCAAATTGCCCGGACCGAGACGCGCCTCCGTGAATACCTCTTGGCCGAGTGGCAGACCCGAGCCAACAAGGCGGCGGCCCAAGCCGCAACATTGACCCGCAAGGGGGCTACAGCTCGCCAAGTCAACGCAGCGGTGGCCATGGGTCTCAAACCGTGGGCCGAGGTGGTGGCCCCCCGTATGGATCGGGAGCTCGCCAAGGTCTACCGGTTGGCCAAGATCGCGGGATGGCGCAAAGCAACAGGCCAAACCAAGGCCCCGTTGACCTACGATACCCCGAATTTTGAGCAGATGGCCAAGGCCGCACCCCGTGAGGGATTTGCGGTTTTGCCTACGTTTGACAAGCTTGACATTGACACGGTTGACGCCCTCACCGAGCAACAGATGTTTTGGCTCGGGGCTCACTACGAGGAAAACGTGGGGGCCACGATAGCTAGCACCGTGTCGGAGGTGATGGCCCAAGAGGGGCGAAATCGCCAAGTGGCCGCGGTTACGATGCGAGAGCGGCTCGCCGAGACCTTGGGCCAGGTGGTGACCCCGGCCGGGTGGCATGGGTCGGTGCGTCAATACATGGAAGGGGTGGCAGCCAATGCCGCCACCGTGGGCCGGGCCTATGGGCAAGTGGCCGCGTTCAACGAGGCCGGTGTAACACGCTACGAGATCGCAAATCCCACCGATGAGAGGACTTGTCCGGTTTGCTCGCATATGGACGGTAAAAACTTCACCGTCGAGCAGGCCAACCAACAGATCGCGGCGGAGCTCAAGGCCGAGAGCAGAGACGATATCAAGTCAACACACCCATGGTACAACTATAAAGAGCTAACGAGTATCAGCCTCAAGGCCGGCAATGTGAGCCCGCAAGACTCCGCGGCCCTCGCCAAGGCCGGTTTTCCCTTGCCGCCATTCCATTTCAGATGACGTTGCGCCGTTGACGTCAGTTGACGTCTAGGAGGCCCCATGCAATTGAGCACGACCCCAACCCGCAGGCGAGCTCGCCGAGCTCGTGTTGTCAAAACCGTGACCTCGCAAGACCTCGCCACAAGCGGCAAGCTCAAGGATGCGGGTTTGCCCGGTGGGAGTGGGATCACCGAGTTGTGGGGTCTAGCGGTGAGCAAAACGGCGGCGGCCGAGCTCTTGGTGGGCAAGATCAACACTGTCGCCAAAACGACCGATTTGGACCTATCAAAACGCACGATGGTGGTGCTCGCCGAGGGCCGGGCCCTCGGGGAGGTGCAGCTCGGCAAAAAGGTTGAGGCGAGGACGTGGGCAATCAAATCGGCCAAGGTTTTTGACCGGCCCAAGCCCACCAACATACCGGCGGTGGCCAATGGTGTGGTTAAAGGGGTGCGCCTGCTCGAGCGGCTCAAGGCTACAGCAATAGAGGAACCGGTAACCAAGAGCCAGGCCAAAACCTACAATCCGCGGCCAGTGGTCGATTCGGTGCTCTTGGCGGACGTGCGGGCCTTAAAAGAGTGGGGCGAGGAGGTGGCTTTCAAAAAGGCGCTCACCGAGGTGGAGCGGCGGGGCTTGCAGCTCCCCCAGCTCGAGCTTGCCCCCGATACCGATCCCGAGATCTTGACGTCCACCGAGCTCTTGGAGGCCCACCGAGCGCTACATGTGGCCAAGGGGTGGAGCTCCGAGGACGCGATCAACGTGCATGCCCAGATAGTGGCCGAGCTCGCCGATCGCGGCATGCCTCACCCCGAGCCACCTCCGGGCCTTGATCAACGCTCCGAGCCGTTGGAGCCGGGCGAGGTCCAGATCACAAAAGCAGCGGCCGAGGTGGCCTTGGCCGAGCTCGTGGCCTCGGTCGAGCAATATCCGGTTTTGGTCCATAAACGTGTTGAGGGCCGGGCGGTGGTGGTGGCCAAGACCGGGGATCAAGTCAAAGTGGTCGGTGAGGATGGGACCGATCATACCGCGGAGGTGCCCGAGGTGGCCCGAGCGGTGGCAGCTCTCAAGGCCGAGGCGGTGGAGCTCGAGGGGGTGCTCGAGCCGTGGCACGGTGGCGAGGTGTTGCAGGTCCAAGATCTCGTTTATGCCGGCCGGGATCTTCGAGATTGGCCGGTATCCAAGCGGCTCGAGCGATTGGCCGAGCTCGGTATCGAGCAGGCCACCGCGTCAACGCCGAGCCGGCGGATACCTGTTAACGAGCTCCCCACAATCGAGGCCACAGACGGCGAGGCTCTCGAGCGGGCGATCCGTGTCGTCAAATCCTTACCCGGGGCGGCGGGCGTGGTGGTGAAGCCCGCAACTTCTATTGACCCGGGCGAGTGGCTCGAGCTCGAGGCCGAGCCGGTGGCCAAGGTTGCGCTCTCGGGGCCGGTGCCTTTTGTGTGGCGTGGGTCCGAGATCTTGATCGGTACCCCCGGCGGGCGGAGGGTCGAGCGGTGGCAGCTCGAAGGGGAAGCGGCCGAGGCACAGATCGCCAAACGCCGGGCGCCAATGTCGTGGGGTGCACTGCGGGCCGAGTCCACCGAGCGAGGGGAGGCGGAGCTCGGGGCGGTCAAGCCGTGGTGCCGCGAGTATTTTTTGCGAGGTGAGCAGGCGGCCCACCGGTTGGTGGTCCGCAAAATGCAGATCGGCGAGCTACAAAAGGCGGTCCATTCGTACACCCAATGCATGGTTTGCCGAGCGGCCCCTGTAATTGACGTGTTGTGGGCCGATGGCCGCGGCCGAGCTTGGTTTTGCAAGGGGTGTTATCCCAAATGGATCCACAAGGGCGGAGGCGCCAAGACTCTCGAAGTGATTGGCACCAAGGCAATTATCGGTGGCCGAGCTCCCGCCAAGTATTCAGACCGCCACAACCGTGTCACAACCACCAAGGCCGCGAGCCCCCACGAGCTCGGCGAGTGGATTGTAATCCGTTCAAACGACCCCACGCCCATGGTGTTGCAGGCCGAATCAGTAACCAAGCGATGGATCCCACCGCTTGGTGTGTCAGCCTTGCCGCGATCTGTGGCCGAGCAAGTACCGCTTGATCTCGCCTATTGGCAAGCAGGTACTTTGGTGGAGGCCCGCGAGCTCCGTGATCAACTTGTGTCAAAGATTGACAAGGGGGAGGTTGAGATCGATTACTCCGCGGCGTACACACCCAAGCCCGCGTCAGAACCTGTCACACAACCAACTACCGAGCCGGCGGAATTGTTTGTTTCCATTGCCAAAATTGACACCGACCGGCAAATCGTGACAGGTATAGTCTTAGAACCGGGCGAGGTCGATGCTCAAAACGATACTATCACTGCCGAGGTTATCGAAAAAGCATCGATCAATTTTCTGTCCCGGTATAATTCCGAGACTCAACTAGGGTTTATGCACAAAATTTTTGGCGAGATCGGATTGCAGCTCGCCGCCAGTTGGGTAGCACTGAGTAACCAGACGCTTGGCGGCAAAAAGGTCAAGCGAGGCTCGTGGCTTATGAGCGTCAAGGTTGTGGACCCCAAGTTGTGGGCTCGCGTCAAAAAGGGCGAGTTTGCGGGGTTCTCGATCGGCGGTGTTGCAAAGGTGCGATAAATGGCAACCAAAGAGCAACTGAAGAACGCGCGAGAGTTACTTGATCTAGATGTCAAGGAAGTCTCGTTGGTGGATAAGCCCGCAAACCTGCGGGAATTTTTGATCGTGAAACGTCGAGCCGAGAGCAATCTCGGTGAGTTTGAGGTTGAGCCCTCGGTGGTCGAGTGGCTCGACAAAATGGCGGGCACCCCCGGGGCCCCCACTGAGTCAATCCAAGCCCTTGCGGCGGCATTAACAGGAGGCACCCCGATGGAAACTGTGGAAATGATCAAGGCTCGCCACGTTTACGAGGTTGAGGTCCAAAAGGCCGGGCAGACCGAGGAGACCCCAGAGCAGCTCGAGCAACGGCACGCGGCGGAGCTCGAGCAGGTCCAAAAGGCCGACGCCGACAACCCGGCCGAGCCCGAGGCCAAACCGGCGGAGCCGGCGGCCGAGCCAGAGACCAAACCGGCGGAGCCCGAGGCCAAACCCGAAACCGAGCCCGTGACCAAAAGCGAGCCGGCGGCCGAGCCCGATCTGGATGAGGAGCCGGCGGTCGTGATCAAACGGGATGGTTCGATCCACGTGGCGGGCCAGACCGTGCAAAAAGCCAAGACGTTTGGCAAAGCCAAAACCGCCACCCTGCAAAACGCGGTGCAGGCCTTGGCCAAGCTTTTGGGCGATGTGTCCGAGGACGCGCTCAAGTCCGCCATGGCTCCCTACATGGACCCATCCAAAAAGGTGGAGACCACCAAGGCGGCCGATACCGAGCCGGCGGCGGAGCCAACCCCGGCGGTGAACCCGGCCGAGTTGATCACCAAGGCGGTGGCCACCGCGCTCGAGCCAATCGCCAAGCGGCTCGAGGAGATCGAAAAAACTCGCAACCCGTCGCAATCGGTGGAGGGTGACGGCGGGACAGACAACCAATCGACCAAGGTCGAAAAAAGCATTTGGGCTGGAGTACTTTAGCCTCTCGTGGCGAGGGCTAGTTTAGATAACACACCTGAGGAGGACAAACCATGGCCGGTATCCCAAACGAGGAGCTGATCGCCAAAGCCGTGATCACCACCGATGCGCTCGCTGCAAGTGGCAAGCTCAACGACAAACAGTCAGAGACGTTCCTAGACTACGTGATCGAGGAAAGCGTCTTGAAAGAAAATGCCCGTGTGATCAAGTTCAGGGCGGAAAACCTCAACATCGATAAGATTGGCGTTGGAGGCCGTGTTGCATTTCCCAAAGCAGAAGCCACGGATCCGGGCCATCGTCGAGGGGTTTCGACTTCGCAGATCCAGTTGACCCCGCGCGAGATTATCGTCCCGTTCGAGATCGGGGATCTGTTCAAAGAGGTAAGCCTCGAGAGCCCCGAAAAAATCGAGACTCACATCATTCAAATGATGGCGAGGCAGCTGTCAAATGATATGGAGGAGCTCTACATCTTGGGCGATACCGTGGGCCCCGCGATCCTCGAATCGGAGTACCTCGACAACGGGAGCGCCACCCAATACGTCAAGGACAGCTACTTGGCGTTGCAGGACGGTTGGAGCCGGTTGGCCGACGGGGCCAACGTGGTGGACGCCCAAGGTGCCAACATTGGGCTGAGCATTTTTGGCCAAATGTTGCGGGCGATGCCCACCAAATTCCGACGCAACAAGCGAGCCCTGCGTTGGTTCTTGAGCCCAGATTTGTGGCAGCTCTACACCGAAAAGTTGAGCACCCGCGCCACCGCGCTCGGTGACTCCGCGGCCGGTGGTGGTGAGCATGGCCCCTATGGCGTGCGACCCGTCGAGGTGCCCTTGTGGTCACTCCAACCCAAGGTGGTGCAACACGTGACCCTAACCGGGACCACGGCGGTTGCCTTGCGGTTTGGGCCGATCTCCAACGTGGTGGTGAGCACCGAGACCTTGGGCCAGACCCCCGAGACCCCCTACGCAGAGACCACCGATTGGGTGGCCGACTACACCGCGGGCACCATTGTCCGGGCCGGTGGTACCACGATTGGGTCCGGTGACACCGTCAAGGTGACCTACGATGCGAACCCGCAGGTTCTCTTGACCCACATGAACAACTTCGTTGTGGGGATCGGTCGAGACATCAAAATTGAAAAGGACAGAAACATCTACAAAGGTGTCAACGAATACGCGATCCATGCCAAGGTCGCGGTCCAATTCGAGGAGTTGACGGCGATCGTCAAAGGCAAAAACATCGGGACCAGCATCTAAACCGGCGAGAGTTTGCGGCGATATCCACTGCCATTGATTGGAGGATCTCAAGATGGCACGCGAAAAAGTGCAACTGCGAGGCGCATCGAGTTACACCAGTATCTTTTCAAAAGATCGACCCTGGAAACGTAATGAAGTGCGCTTCCTTGTTGACCCCGTCAAGATCACGTATTACCGGCAGCAGGCGGAGTTTATCTGCACCTCGGTGGGTGACGCCGAGGGCGAAAACTCCGCGGGTGGGGCGGCGGCCGAGGAGCCTTATCGGCACACCTACGCCACGTTAACCCGCCTCACCAAGCCCGAGCTCGTGGCTTATGCCTCGATGACTCACAGCCTCGATCTCGATGAGGACAACCGCAAAGATGACCTAATCGCCGCAATACTCGGGGCCCAAGGTTAGGAGGTATAACCATGCCATTGGTGCAAATCCCTGTTGGGATCGCGCCTTGCCAGATCGACGACTTCCCAGCGGAGATCGGCGAGGGCGAAAACAAGCGGCCGTTTGAGCGATCATGCCAAGGTGCTTTGTACATACAGCCAGCACGGACCAAGGTGCTCTCGGACGATGAGCTCGCATTTTTGCGGACGGCAAAGCAACACGCAAAGCTTGGAGCTCGGATCATTGTGGTGAGGGTTGACGTTGTGCCCGATACTTCAAGGCGGCCCACCGGTATGCGGGAGCACATGGAGAACCCGTTGCCACCGGCGGCCACGCCATCGGCGGAGTATGACCTAGACGGTTGAGGTTGACTCCATTGGCACTAGGCCCGCTTGGCTACGGCCCAAGGGTAGCATTGTGCTCGAGATCCACACACGTGACGGCCAGACCACAAAAGTTGATCTGGGTAATCCGGACCATGCGAAAGAGTGGGCACGACGCATGGCTGATCCGAGGTATCAGGATACCATAACGGGGGTTACGGTCTCACATCTCGGGGTGCGTTATAGCCTATCGCGGCCATCTGATTTTAGCCCCGTCGCGTTTTCAGCCGAATACGTTGATCCCGATCCTAGCCGCAAGCTCAAGGGCGGCCACCGTGTAATTTGTCATGCCGGTGACATACGAGCGGCGGTTATGGTTCACCAACAACAACGAGCAGTGCGTCTCACGTTGCAGAAGTGGGGAAAACAGCGCTACAACCCCGGTTATGACCCCCTACGGGTACGGGAGGGTTAGGCCGTGGCCCCATCTTTGCAACGACTCGATCAGATCCGTAACCCCGATCAATATGATGACCAACTACCGGCGGCGAGCGTTGCAGCTAGTGAAACCACAGCCGAAACCCTCGAGGATCACAACAACGCCCTGATCTCGCAAATCAAGCGGATCTTGCGAGGGGACGGGGCGGGCAATTGGTTTGATAACCCGGCGGTCATAGGGCCCGGGTCCACCGATGCCTCGTTGGAGGCCCTTGCGGCTCGAGCACGGCTTGAGGACAAAAATATCCTAACTTATCGGTTGCAGCTGACCGATCTCTTAGTACCCTCGGGCCAGAATTGGGTGGCATTTACGGCTGGGGCTACATTGCCCGCGGCCAATATAGCGATCGCGGATAGCAGCCAAGGTGCTGCGGTGTCACAACTTGCCACCGCGGTGGATCAACACAGTCTTGAGATCAACGCTGGGCTCAACGCGTTAGAGCCAAAAAACTTGGTGCGGGTGTACGACGGTACCACGGGCGAGGTTTTGCAATCCGATGGGCGGGCGGTGTCTGCGTTGTTGCAGGTGGGTGTTGATGCTACTGACGGCAACCCGTTTGCAACTTCGGGGGATGATCAGGGCCAACTGTCGTTTGTGCGACCCAATGCCGCCTATACCGCTTTTGAGGCCGTACCAGTTGTTGACGTTGAATACGCTTCGATTGTGTACCGATACACGGTACGCGACGATTTGGTGGATACCCCAGAGGAATCTTTTCGGGGTGACACGGTAACTGGCGGTGGTGGCCTTAGCCCCCATGCTTTTGGTGCGAGTTGTGACCCGTCGTTGGTGGTTGGCGAATGGGTCTACATTTCGGGGCCTAGTGTGGCGGGGTTGTACGCGGTGGACCGGGTGAATATCTCTGATTTTTCCAAGCTCCCTGCGGTGGGTGTTGTTTCACAAAAACCCACTGCGACCACTGCCTATATCCAATGGGGCGGCGAGATCCGAGGACTTGGGACGTTGACGCCTAGACGAGTTTATTTTTTGCAGGCCGATGCCACCGCGGGTTTAGCTCCGCCGGTGGGTGCGGGGCAATACGTCCAGCGGGTGGGTGTGGCATTGGATGCTAGTGTGCTACTAATTAGCCCAAACCTACATCTAACGAAACGGAGTTGACACCATGGCAAAAAAGGGACCGCGAAAACGGTGTGATTCGGAGGATTGCCGACGGCTGCGGTTGAACGGATCAACCTATTGCCGTTTTCACCAATCCAAGCCAGCTAGCGCCGAGGTTGCCGACGAAAACGTGGTTAAACTTTCTGAACGTGATGCGCTGCGTTTTGGCAAGGTGGACGCTGAGGTACGTAATGCTATCCAAGGGCAAAAATTGATTGATTACGAAATCAACGTGGTACAGCAAAATGTGCGCCAAAAGATTGCCGAGTTGCAACAGCGCAAGGCGGAGCTGATCAACGTAGTTCGTGAATACCAGGGCAGCTATCAGGCTATTGTCCAAGAGATAGCCGAGACTTACGGCATACATGACCCCGCTAAGATGGCGATAGATCCAGACGCTGGGATTGTGCGAGACTTGACGAAAGTCTAACAAACCGGGGGTGCTAATACCCCACCTACCCAGGGAGTTTTGCCATGGCAGCACGCAAGCCGTTATTTATGGACACCGAGGGCTTTTCGGAAGAAATGGCCATCACTGATAGTATGACACTCGGCGGTCTCACCATGGGCGGTGCCATCGCCATGGGTGACAACAAGATCACGGGCCTTGGCGATGCGACAGCCGATGGTGATGCGATCGGGTATCAGCAAACGGGCGCCGAGCTTGGTGATCTCGCAATCACCAGCGGTGGAGATATCACGCTATCCGGTGGCGGCGAGCTCACCGGTTTGCCCGCGACTCCCACCGGTGACACAGCGGCGACCTCAAAGGCCTATGTGGACGGGCTCGTGATCTCGGGCGGGTCTTTTAAAGAGGCTTTGCTACACGAGGGTCAGGTTGACAACTCTGAAGGCATTTTGGGCAGTATCGCGCTGGTAATGCAGGCCAACCCGGTGAGCGGTGATGTGATCACGTTGACCGATGGCACCACCACGCGGGGCTACGGTGCGGGATCCGGTGGCGATGTGCAATACACGATCGGTGCTACCGCGGCCGACAGTATGGCCAACCTGGCGGCGGCAATTGAGGGTGATGGCTCCGCGGCGTGGGGTGGGTCGTTTACGACCGATCTAGACGCGATCGATTCGGCCGGGGTGGTGGTTATCACCGAGGACGATAACGACGGAACGGCCTCGAAGGCTTGGGGTGTTTGGGCAACCCCCGCAAATGTCCAGGTGGTGGACTTCGGTGGCGAGAGTGACTACACGAAAAAGACGCTGACCAACTTGCCCGGATCCCTTCCGGGCTCTACCAATTTCGGCCTTAACCGCACGCAATCGGCTTTGACCGATGGCGAGCTCCATTACGTGCTCAACGATGACGTGGTGTATGGCTGGGATGATTCGGGCAATACGTGGCAGACCATGTCAGGCAGCGCCAGCATCCCAGACGCGACGTCGGCTTCCGGTGGTGGTACCAAGGGCAAGGTCACGTTTGACAGCGATAAGGGCTTGGTTGTCGTTGGCGGTGTGGCCGAGGTGAACATTGACGCGGTGACTTTGGATTTTGATGGGGCGACCAAAAAGATCGAGGTTACCGGTGTACCTTCGCTCTTCGAAATTGGTGGTACTCCGGTGGGTGCCACGGTGACCGCGGCCAATTTGGACGATGTCACCGACGGGTCTAACGCGGATTCGTTGCACGTACATACCGGTACGGGCATTACGATGGACCATGCGGACCTCAACAACGTTACAACTGATCAGCACCATGCTCAGTCACATACGGTTGCAAGCCACAGCGATACCACCGCAACAGGCGCCGAGCTCGAGACGTTGACCGATGGGTCCAATGCAGACGCGTTGCACGTGCATGCGTCTGCAACGGCCACTGAGGCCCCGAAGGTCGAAAACACCTTGACCACCGCTACCGATGCCACAAGCAACGGTGATCCGGTATACGTCAACGGCAATTCGACAGTGGGCAAATCTTTGGCCAATGACGACGCCAAGTCTAGGGTGCTGGGTGTTATTCGCACAGGCGCTGGTGCAGCGGGTGCAACCCCTGAGGTGGTATCGCTTGGCATCTGTGCCGGGATCCTGTCGAGCGCAACGGCTGGGACTCCCTATTACCTCCAAACGGCGGGCGGTATTGGTACCAGCCTTCCGGGCGGCGGTAATCGGGTGATCCAAGTTGGTTGGGCCTACAACGCCGATGACCTTTGGATTGAGCTCAAGGACTACGGCAAAAAAGCTGCGTGACCCTGATTAGTCTTGAGGTGGTGCTATGGATCGGGTTCAGGTTCTCAAGGTCGAAACCGCCGATTTAGGTGGGGATGCGGCAGACGAGCGGCCTTGGCCCGAGCCCATAGCACCCCAAGAGGATGCTATTGAGGCTGCGGGGTACTATCTCCAAGACGCAAGCAATCGTGATGAGAATGTGGGGTTTAAACGCTCCGGTGACGATGCGGAATTTTTTGACATCAATAACCCCACCCCTGTGACGTTGACGGATCTCGTTGCGGGGGCCGGGGGTTTGACCGAGAGCGCCCACCGGACCTTACGCCAATTGATCCATTTCGTTGACAACGGGCCGGCGGAGGGTTTCACGAGTGGTGCTTACAGGGAGTCCTTGCCTTCGGCTGATCCGTTTCCCACAACGGTGACTTGGTGGGAAAGCTCGAGCAAATCCAAACGGATTGTGGAAAAGACGATCACCCGCAGCGGTGGAGGGGCCACCAACGTGACACCAACCCCCGTTGTTTGGGATATATACGATACTGACGGGACCACCAAACTTGCCACCGTGAGCGATGCGATCGCTTATAGTGGGGTTTTCGAGACTTCGAGGACTCGGACCATTACGATTTACTAGGGCAAAGCAATGAGCGAATCCCCCGCAGCAATACTTTATGATGCCAGTGGTAACGCCATGGCGGTGCAGGATGGTGTAGCTATCCCAGCCAACACCAAGGGCCTGTTGATCCATGGCAAAGATGGTTCGGGCAACGCGAGGGTGGCCGAGCTCGTGGCCGATGCGGGGATCTATCGTGTCCGGACCGAGACCCCGCCAAATTTGGTTGATTCCAACAACAGCTCGGTCTCGCAACTTGGCGCCAGCGGTACTTTTGTTGGCACGGGTGTTGACTGCTCTGGGTTTTCGTCTGTTGCGGTGACGGTACACTCGGACAAAGACAGCGCCACCGATGGTATGGTGTTCGAATTTTCAATAGACAATTCCAATTGGGATGATTCGTACGCGTTCAACCTCGAGGCCTCCTCCTCGCAAACGCGGCGGTTTCAGTTCCCTGTGTGTGCCCAGTATTTCCGAATCAACTACACCAACGGATTGGAGATAACAACACAGTTTCGGGTCCAGACTATCCTACACCGTGACAACATACTGACATCGATCCACCGGACCGAGGCCGTTGTCAAAGAGGATCGCTCCGCGCAATTGATGAAGTCTGCCATTATTGCCCAGCGCGAGGGGGCGACGATCCAAGATTTTTACCCGATACAGTCTGATGTGAGTGGTAACCTCAAAGTGACCACGATCGGGACGGATATTCCCTCGGATCCGACGCAGCTCGTGTTGCAGTTTTGTGAGAATGGCGGCTCAGAGGATTTGTTGGTGGACGGCTCGACTCCTGTGAATTTTGAAAGAGGGCCGACAACAACGGATGAGATTTGGTCGGTCCGAGAGTTGTTGCTAGCGTTTGCTGCGGACGACTTCGATTTTGACGGGGTTAGTTTTGGTCCGATTGCGGCTCTCACAACCGGGGTATCAATACGCGTTGTGAAAAACTCGGTCACCACCGAGGTGTTTAACGTCAAGCAAAACGAGGACTTTTTAAGGTTGCCTGGTAGGCAACCCCTGGTGAACAACACTGGACCAAAAGACGTGCTTGGGGCGGCCCTTTCGTTTCAGGGGTTGGTGTTGGACCAGTCTACCGGGGACAAGATACAAGTGGCCGTGCGTGATAACTTGACCTCGGTCAAACTGCAATACTTCACCGCAACATTATTCGCGGTCAAGGTGGTGTAACCATGGGCTATACAAAAACAGCCGACGGCACGCGAATCGTTGCGACGCCAGAGTGGGCGCTTGGCCAACTGGCTTGCAAGCGGATCACCGATGGCAAGGTGTCAATGAAAGTTGACGGCTCGCCGAGCTCGGCAACTATCATCTGGAATGGGACCGGCGAAAATGATACCGGCGGCGATTGGACGCGCAGTGGTGAGGGGAGCGAATCCACAGCAGCTAAAAAAAGCGGAACGAACGGGCTCAACACCACCGTGACGAGCGAAAACGACACCTCGGTGTTTGACAACGGCTCCATGGTCGACGTTGACGGCACCTATGGCAGTCTGCAGTTTTGGATTCGGGCCAAGGTTTACCCTGTGGGATCCGATCCGGTGGTGTTTTGGCGGGATAGCTCCAACGTCCTTGTTGGGGTTGAGGTGCACCTAAACGACTACGTCGAGGACTTTTCGGACGATACGGAATGGCACCTTGTGGCGATCCCTATTTCTGATTTTGCGCTAACCACCAACGTGCAAAAGCTTGTTTTCCGGTATGAGGGTGTAGGCGGCCAACGCTATTTCATTGACGATATCGAGCTCTACAGCACGGGAGGGTTTGTCTATCGAGCAGCGGCCACTGCAACCGAGGTGTACCACCTCAAAGATGTGATCTTGACCTTCGTTGAGGAGAATGGGACTTGGGACAGCGGGGATTTTACCGCGATCAACGGCGGGCTATCGAACGGGTTGCTTCTGAGGCACCGGCGGTTGAGCACCGGGGAGGTGCTTTGGAAGATCAATTTCAAAAGCAATATCACCCTGTTTGGGCGGCTCAACGTTCTGAACGACGTTGAATATAGTACTTCGGTGCACCAATTCACGCTGGCCCTGGATCCAACCCCTGCGATGATCAAGGTGACGTCCGACGATGTGATCGAGTGGGTGGTTAGGGATGACTTGACCACAATCAACGATATTCGCTCGTTTTTGCGCTATGGCCGAGAGGAGGTGGCGGCGTGACCGTCAACCTAAACAAGGTGCCCCGCAACTTGGATAACAAGCCGTTTATGGTGCCCGTGATTCACCACGATCATGACAAATTCATACATGCGGGGAGCTCTGATGATATTGCCAACGGGGTGCGGTGGGATGGTGATTTATTCGAGTTGACTCGCACCGATTCCGGTGACACGACGGGGACATTTCAATACTTGGAATGGGTCCGGATAGCGGGCGCGCATGTTACGTGCACCGGCAATGTGGCAGGTGACCATGTGCATGGTAAGGTGTATGCACCCTCCTCGAGCCCGGCGGCGACCTCCAACCCCGGGGCGGGTGCGTACGATAAGTACAACCTTGGCACGGGGATGAATGTGTTTGTACCCAATGGGACGCAAACCGGTGATTGGGATCTGGACCTGTCAAGTCGACTAAACGCCAACTGTAATATCACCAAGGTGTGCCCGGTGACGGCTGAGGACGGGGACGGGTGGTTTGACTATGACTCCGACAGTGGAGACGTGACACTAAACGCGGGTCAGGCCGGCGGGTATAACTTGTTTGACTTCGATTTGGATTTGCTCCGGATCATTCCAAAGGCTCCCCTGCCATTTTCAGGGTATTGGAACCTGGCCCCCGCCAATGTGCGGCCAATGCTTTTGCTACCCCATTGGAAGCTCGAGGTGATCCTATCGCGGACAACAGGTGGTACGGTGTCCGTGAATTGGGTGTTGATTATCGAGAGGGCCACGACATGACCGAGAAAACAGCGCTAGTCCTCTCGGGCGGTTCGCGGTTTGGAGCCTGGCAAGTGGGTGCGGCAAAACGCCTATACGAAAAGGGGTTGAAACCCAAGATTTTTTGCGGGGTGTCCGTTGGTGGGCTCAACGGCGCATTTTTGGCGCAATACGATCACGAGGTGTCGGCCTTGCAAGCGGTTCACGATTTGGCCGATCGGTGGCAACAGACTACAACTAGGGACGTTTGGCGCCATCACATACCGTTTGGGTATTTACACCTACCTTGGAAAAAGAGCCCATACGATTCGAAACCCTTGCGGCGATTGATTCGGCAGTGGTTCGATCCGGTTTTGGTTGAGGCGGCGGGCAACGAGCTCTACCTCGGGGCGGTATCGTTGGAATCGGGCCGGTATCACGTGTTTGGGCTTGACCATATTGATCCGCATGCGGTCTTGGCCGCAAGTGCGGCCAACGCCATGTTTGAGCCCCGCGAGCTCCCCACCGGCCTGTGTGCCGATGGCGGTTTGGTTTGTGCCACGCCCTTGCGGGCGGCGTTTCGAGCGGGAGCCACCCGGATCTACGTGGTGCTTACCGAGGCCGATGTGATGGCCGAGCAGACCAAGCTTGATACGTTCGCCCAAATTGGGCCTCGCCATATTGCGATCCTAGCCCGTAGTGTTTTCGAGCTCGATATCGGTTGGGCCCTCGCCGAGAATAAATTGGCCGCAAGTGGAGCGGGCACCAAGCGCCACGTCGAAATCAAGGTTTTGCGACCGAGCGAGCCTCTCGAGGGCGATCCGTTGGATTTTGACCCCACCCGCTCGGCGGAGTTGATCAGGTGGGGTTACGAGGACGCCAAACAAGTGGTGGTGCAGTGAGTCAATTGGTTGACCTATTTTATGGCGCGATTGTCGTGATCTTTGGGATCGCCGATTTGTGGTGGGTCGTCTATCGTACGCCGGCGGTCTCGAGGACCCTCGCCGCGTTTGGCTGGCGAGTATCGGTCATGCCATTTGCTTGCGGGGCGTTTATCGGCAGGTTGGCCAGCGCCGAGCTCGGTCCAATAGGCGGTGACCCTCTCAAGGCAGCGGGTTTGTTGGTGGCGTTTTTCGTGCTCGTGTATGGAATCCATTGGTTTTTGCGTACGTGGTTGGAGCTCCCCAGCTGGTTTGGTGTTTTGTACGTGCCTTGTGGTATCGCTACAGGGATGCATTTTTGGCCGGTATGAGGTGAGTTGTGGCCGAGGTCAGAGAATCGACGATCCGGGCCTTATCGGGTACCACCAACGGTATCAACAAGATGTTTACCACGCCCACCGAATACCAGGCGGGATCGTTGCGGCTGGTCTGGAATGGTCAAGTTTATGAGCCTACCGATTCGACTTTTGGGTGGACCGAAACCGGAACCAACGAGATCACGTTGACCACGGCCCCCCGGGCGGGGGATGTAATGCAGGCGTTCTATCGTGATTACACAGGAACCACGGTTGACCCCACCGACGTGGTGGTTGGGTCACCATTCTACCCGGGGGAGCTCGGGCCATAAGGAGACGAAAATGGAAAAGGAAAAGAAAGAAGCCCGGATCCAAGTAGCCAAGGCCGTGTTGCCTCTCGGCCCGAATCAGACATTGAAAGACTTTACCCGCGAGCTCCGCGAGGAGCTCAAACCGCCCCTAGGCAAAGCTCTAAAGCTCAAATGGGAATCAGGCGAGAATCAATCGGCTTACATGTATGTCGTTGACATTTTCGGCGATCATATCGTGGCCGAGGTGCACCAATGGCAAAAGGGCAAAGGCGGGGCGGACACCTATTGGCTTGTACCCTATGCAAGGGGTGCGGGCGGGTTTGCGTTTGGCGCACCGGTGGAGGTGGTCAAGGAGGTCCATTACGTGCCAAAGGTGTCGGTATCCAAACGCGTGGTGCCCGAGGGGCAGTTGTGGGCCGATATCCTCTAACCGGCGGGGTTTAAAATGCCATCGATCGCCAGGGGCCAAGAGAACACCACCGATCGGATCAACTGGTTTGTGACGATCAATGGCAATCTAGCGGACGTGCATGAGATCGGATTTCGGATCCTCGATATCAGCGGGGGATTGCCAGGCACGCAAATTTTCCCGACAACCCCGGGCGATTTCGAGGACGTGACTTCGGCCCCCGGCAATTTTAGCGTGGGGTCGTATTACGCCTACGATAACACGGCGGGCACCGGGTGGACCCCAGAGCTAACCGCGAGCCTCGGTGACCACCGGATTGAGTGGCGGTGGAAAACCTTCGCAAGCTCGAGCTATCAGCTCGACGCCGAGGATTTTACGGTCCTGGTCGAATCGGCGGGGAGCTCAACGGACACCTATATCACGGTCCAAGATATCCGAGATGTGGGGATCACGGTAGCCATGGCCGATGATCAGACCGTGCTTGACACGATCGCGATATGGCAAGAATTCATCGATCGGGCGTGTAGACAGTGGTTTAACCCTCGAGTTCTCACGTTGCTATTTGACGGGACGGATTCAGATACGCTGCACTTTGGCGTGCCAATTATTTCGATCGACTATGTGCGGCTCAACAACGATACGGTCAACCTCAACACCGATTATTACAAGGTCTATAGCTCCCGCAGCTATCCGGACGATCGGCGCAACCCGCGGGTCAAGCTGATTCGTTCCGATCAGTTTCGAGACATATACACCGCTCCATTGACGTGGGGCGATCTCCGGTTTCGCAAGGGGCGGCAAAACCAGACGATCAGAGGGACGTTCGGTTTCACCGAGTCCGATGGATCGGTGCCCAAGTTGATCCAACGGGCCTTGACCAAGCTCGTGGTTGAGAAGCTCCAAAACCCGATATTCCATGACTACAGCACCGGACCCGCACCGGTGCCAGCTCCACCCCCGATCGTTGGCCCCATGACCTCGGAAAAAACTGACGATCACGAGCGCAAGTTTGGCCAGGCCGGCGGTGCAGTTTCGAGCCGGCGGCCGGGGCTTGCGGGGATCACAGATGATCAGGAGATCCTCGGCATTATCAAGCTTTACCGAGCGCCACTAGGGATCGCGACCCCGGCCCATTGGAGCTACCAATAATGCCGATCCCAAACCTGATCCACCCCGTGCCGATCACGGTTGAGAAGATCAGCCGATCCACGACGTATTACGATGAGGATGCCCGCGAGCCGATCCAGTTTGCAGACCGCCCCACCGAGACGATTATCGATGGCCAGGTTAAGTGGTTTGATGAGGCGGAGCTCGCCACCACCAAGGTGGGACCGGCGGAGGGCTCGGCGGGATATGTACTATTTCGGCAGGTGGATTTGACGGCCAAGGGGCTTGAGCTCGAGCAAAACGACCGGTTCACCCAGATCGGCCTACGTACCACCGATGTATACGTCAAAGCATTGCGGCCGGTGGGCCATTATCCGGACATTGGGGGCCACACCATGATCAAGGCCTACTTCGTGGATCGTCAACCCTCAAGGGTGGAGTAACGCCAAGGGCGATCATATCGTTTAAGGTCGACTCCGGATGGGGCCGGTTCAAACGTGCGGTTAGCCCCGGCGGTTTTAGTCGAGCAGCTCGGGCCGAGATCCGCAAAGCCACCCGCAAAAACGGCCTAATGGCCGTCAAACAAATACGGCAACTGATACGCGGTGGCGAGGGTGGTTATGCGGCCAACGCCGATCTCACCAAGGAGATCAAAGGGGCCTCGGTGCCTCTCGTGGGGGGCAAGGCGGACACCGGCGGGATCAATCTATTCCAAGCGATAAGCTCCACCATGCTCGACGATTACACGGTTTTCGCTGGCGTCAAGTTTGTCTCGGAAAAATACGACGTGGCCGCAACGTTGCATGATGGGGCGGTGGTCCCTGTTACTGAACCTATGCGGACCATGTTTAAAATGCTGTGGTGGGCCTCGGAGGGGTCGATCGACCCCGGGGAGCTCACCGGGCGGGCGGCGGAGCTCTGGAGGCTCAAAAAAGGCGGCTGGTATCCCTTGGATGATTCCACCACTGCGATCGTGATACCCGGGCGGCCGTTTATCGAGCGGGCGTTTGAGAGCGGCGAGATCAAGCGGGAGGCTCGCCGCAATTGGGAGTTTGCGGTCGCTCGAGCTCTAAAAATCCTGGCGAGGGGTTGACCATGGCACGACGCATCAAACGACTGATCAAACGGTTCAAATTTGAGGAGGGCAACCGATTGCGGATCGAGTTGACGTCAAACACGCGGTTGGATCCCCAAGCCCACCGCCTCAAGTTGTCGGAACCGTATCAGAGCTCGGGCATAGCCAAGACGTGGGTCACCAATCCCCAATCGGTCAAGCAGTGGCTTGGATTCCAAGCGGTGATCCACCATGCCACGATCGGCGGATCCGTGGGCGGGGTGCCTGCCTCGGTGCCAATCACCGGGGCCAACTACCGTCTCACCGATGGCACAGACGAATACTGGCACAATGGGGCCTCGTGGGAGGTCAACACCACCGATTGGAATACTGAGGAGGAGGTGGCGGCCGAGATCTCAAGTTTCCCGGTGACCTCCCAACAACTCGGAATCGTGGTGCAGCTCACAACCACCGATACCGCATACACCCCCGAGCTCGAGGAGATCCGGGTGTTGTGGGGATCCGATATCGAGTTTCACGAGGATTTGGTCTATCGTAGCTTGGTGCGTTCGTTGCGCACCAATGTGCGGCCGATCGCCGATTATTACCTCAAACCCGGGGCGGCCACCACAACGATCGACCTCGATACGTTCCCGCTCAAAACGCCGTATAACGTGGTTGCCATTGACTCGGTGTATGATCGTACAGATGACCCAAATCGGCTTGTTGATCTGCTCGACTCGTACGACAGCGGAACCAACACGATAACGCTAAACGCCACGTTGCCACAAGATCACGTGGCGGTTGTGCGGTTTGTTTACGAGCCCGAGGTCTCGGTCACGACCAGCCAAGACTATCACGAGGTGGGCAAGGTGCCCGCGTTGGTGCTCGACGATATCGATTTTATTGATGCGGCCCCTTTGGCGGTCAACGATGAGGTGGTCAACAAAGGGGACGGCTCGGCCGTCAAAGTGTATGCCCCTATCCAAGGGGATCTTGAGGTCACCCTATTGGCGTTGACTGACAAGGGGGTGGACCAGCAACGGCTTAAGGCGGAGCTGCAACGATATTTTGAAAACAACCCGACCCTGCAAAGCACGGGACTTGACGAGGCCTATACGTTGTGGTTGATTGACGAATACGACATGCGGAACGTGCCGAGCTCGGCCGATATCCACACTGGCCGGGTGAGGTTTCGGATCCGAGACGTCGTTGTCTACGCTAGAGATTCCGTCGACAGTTTTGGAGTGCAACGGTTTAAGCTCACCGGGACCGAGGATTACACCCTCGCGGGAGATTGACCTTAGGAGGAGACCATGGCCGTCAAGCGTTTTGGACCAACCCGCGGCGCGGGCGTTGTTGTAATCGAAAAAGAAGGCGAGAAAACGATCGAGGCCGGGGCCCTCGGTATGGTCGCCTACTCTGGCGTTTTGGAAAAGGGCAACCCGGGTGAGCTGATCCAAACGTTCAGCAAAACCGAATTTCTGAAAAAATGCGGTGGGCGGCTCACCGATTGGCAGACCCCCAATTGCGCGATCGACTTTTTCGACAACGCTGCGGGAGCCGGGGCGGTGCATTTGGTGCGGATCACCGATGGCAACGAGCTCCAAGCCGAGGCCACGTTGTACGCCAGATACGAGAGCCTTTTGACCCCAATGGGGACGATCAAGGCCAAAAACGGCGGCCGGTGGGGCGGCAAAAAGCTCTATTACACCGGGGACGTGGCCGCGTCTGGAGACATCACCGACACCACGTTGGACACCGGGATCACGACGTTCACCACCGACCAATGGGCCGGCGGTTATGTCGAGCTCGAGGATGTGCCAAACGTGCAGTTTCCGATCGTTGGCAATGATAACACCGGCGTGATCACCCTCGCGGCCGATCAGACAATGAAAACGCAGTATGACGCGTTGAGCGGCTCGAGCCTCAGGTATTACCTTGTCCTCGAAAACGAGGAGAAGGAGGTGACGTTCAAGATCGGGGACGGCGAGGATCTACCGGACACCGAGTTTTCTCTCGAGGTGTATGTTGACGGTGAGACCGTCAAGACATGGCCAAACCTCAACACCGATTCGACCAATGGCAAGTATTGGGTGGACGTGATCAACGAGGACACCGGCAACGACGAGATCGAGGTTGTCGACCTTTGGACCGGTGCCCACACGGCGGCGGTGCGGCCGGCGAATCACTATGGTGTGATTGATACCGGTTTGACCGATACGGTTTTGACCGCGGAGATTTCTGATTTTCGGGTGACTCTGTCACCGACCGGGGCGAATCCGACATTTGGGCTTGGCACCACCACCGATGCAATGGAGCCGCAACAGATCACGGTGACCATGTCCGGGGCGGCGGCGTTTGATGCGGTCTCGGATAAGTTTGGTGCTCTTGGCTCGGGTGCCACCGATGCGTTGTTTACGCCAGACAACAAGTGGACCCCACCATTCACCATTACCGAGGGGGCCACACCCCTTGCCACGGCCGACGTCATTGTGATCAACTACAAGCCGTTCCAACCCGATGAATTGATCGGCGGTCGGATCTATCCGGACAAGGAGAACGCCAAGAACGTCAACTATCGGATCGTTGACAACGACCACAAGACGATCACCGCGGCGGATGGGTCTGACATGACCACCGACGGGGCCGACGGTGACACGTTTATGGTGGTGGCTCCGATGCCTTTGGCCGGCGGTCGCGATGGCAATGCCGATCTGATCGATGCGGATTACTCGCAACAGGCGTACGACGTGGACGCGAGCCCGTTCAACCAACTATTTGGCAAGAACTACGGTTTGATCAAGATGGCCACCCCCGGTATTTCCGCAACGGCCGTTCAAAAAGCGGGGTTGGCCTATGCCGCGGCGCGCAACTACCAGTACCGCTACGAGGTGCCATCAAACTACACCACCGAGGTCTCGGCGATCGACTATATCAACGAGACGATCGGCCGGTCCGATTACGCGGTCTGTGCGTTCCCAAGTTGGGGATATGAGACCGATCCGGATTCCACCGAGGGGCGGTTGATGCTCGTTTCAATGACGGGCGCCATCCACGGCAGGGAAGCCAGAATTGCAGTCGATTATAAAGGCTATCATAAGGCCGGGGCGGGCCAGGACGCCACCCTGCCTCAAATCCTCAAGATCCCAACGGGCGAGACTGCTCTGAACGAGGAGATCCTCAACCCGGCGGGGTTGCAGGTGATCAAAAAGATCAAGGGCAACTTCGTGATCTGGGGGGACCACACGCTGTACACCGATCCAACATGGAAATGGAAGCATCAACGCGAGCTCATGTCCTACTATGAGAACGTGTTACGGGAGTCTTTCGATTGGATCGTGTTTATGATCAACGACCCGATCACCGAAAACCTGGCCAAGGTCGCGTTGCGGTCGTTTTTCGAGCCAGAATACGCCAAGCGGGCGTTGCGGGGGGATACCTTCAACGACGCTTGCGTGATCAAAATTGACGGCGAGAACAACACCAACGCCACCCGGGCGGCCGGTGATATGTACGCTGATTTGACCTTGCGTTTGGCCGATACGGTCGAGCGTTTCATTCTGCGAATGGGCAAGGCTGGAATCTTTGACGGGGCGGCCTAAGGCCGGTTTTTGCGCAATCTAGGAGGCAAGCATGGCAGCGACACTCAAAACACTGTTGGGCGAGGCCGGGGCCGGGATCGATGATTCCGTGGGCATCGATCGGCTGTATGACGTGGTCAAAGAATTGGCCACGGTTCAAAACGACCTCGTGGCGCAATTCAACCAATTGCGCACCGATTACAACGCGGAGACGGCGGCGGATCACACCGATACGACGGCCACCGCGGTTACCGCAGCGGTAACGATCGAGTAACTCCAACCGGGCCAAGGCCCTACACGGGGATCCTTTCCGAGGAGGTGACATATGAAAGGCGCAATCTTACCGGGCCACGTAGGTCAAAACCGTTACAAGCTGCAAATCGTTGGAGCTCCCGAGCTCGTGTTTACCGAGGTATCGGGCCTTGAGTCCGAGACCACGGTGGTGGAGCTCCCCGATCGCACCCAAGCGAGTGGTGGCGAGGAGGCGGTGGGCGAGATCACCGCACAGCACCCGTTACACCATGGCGTGGAGCGGGCCTATCTCGAGGCCTGGCTTGTGGCGGGACGTGATCCGGTGCAGCCCGGGTACAAGCGGCCGGCAACTATGACGTGGATCAATATCCATGGTGAGGTTGCGGGTGTGTGGTCAATCGTTGGCATGTTTTGCAACAAGCGGGTTTTGCCCGATGCGGAAATGGGCAACGATGGCGAGATGACCACGATCGAGTGGACGTTTAAGCACGATAGCTGCGTCCCTCTTCCCTAGCAATTCCTGAACCCAGCGGGTGGGCTTGACAAGGCCGTGAGGCCGATTGGAGGTGACCCGTGACAACGACCAAGATCCAGCTAAAAGAGCGGGGACCGCGGCTCCCTTTGGGACTGCCGGGGCCCGATGGCAAGTTCCAAACCGAGATATCCTGCAAACCGTGGCGGGGCCGTGAGGAGCGGGAGGTTGGGAGACTTCGAGGCGAGTCTCGAGGCGAGGGCAATTTCCCGACGAAGCTCCTAGCATATATGTTCGAGCGGGTGGGCCACCACGACTTTACGGCCATGAGCATGCCCGAGCGGGAGGTGGTGATCTCCCAACTGTTCTTTGGGGATGGTCTGTATGCATACGTTTGGTTGCGAACCCAATGCATAGGAGATCGGCTAAAGCTCGATCTCACCTGCCCCAATTGCACGTTTGAATTCAAGTACGAGGCGGATCTCGGTACGATTGAGGTTCGCACGGCAGAGGACCTCGAAGCGGTGCAATGGCAGTACGAGCTAAAGCACCCGTTTGAGATCCGAGGCAAGGAGGCCGCCGGTTTCGAGCTTGCGCCGAGCCGGTGGAGCACGATCCACCGGGCGGCCAAGACCGCGAGTGAAGGGATCCCAAACACCAACGCCACCAAAATGGAGATCATGCAATCATGCGTTGAGGGGGTGGTTGGGGCGGGTCCGGTGGTGCTGACGTCAACCGAGCTCGACGATATGGCCAAGATCGATATCGAGGGGCTTGCGGGCAAGATTGACGAGCACGAGATCGGGCCCGATATGATGGTGAACGAAAAATGCCCGAGGTGCCAGCGGCGGTTTCGGGTATCGTTGGATTGGGACTATGCAAGTTTTTTCGAGAGTTCCTCCCCATAGCCACCGGGGAGGAGTTCTTAGAGGAGGTGTTTGCGCTAACCTACTGCATACCGGGGATTACGTGGGAGGCGTGCCTCGACCTACGGCGAAACGAGCGGTTGCACTTGTTGCGGTTGCTCGGTGACCAAAAACGAAGCGAGGCCGATAGCATGAAAAAGGCCACGCGGGGACGGTAGCCATGGCGTTTGAGCGTATCGGGTTAGGCGGGATCCTACGATTTGACGAAAAGCAGGCCCTGTCCGGTATGCGGCGGGCGCAAGCTGGATTTGCTCGACTCCAAGGCAGCGCTCGAAAACTCGGGGCCGGTTTGGCAATGATGGGCGACGGCATGCGCAATGCCGGGATGGCCTTGTTACCTGTGACCGCGGGCCTTGGGTTTGGTGCGGTCAAGGCAGCCAAATTTGAAAAGCAAATGTCAGGGGTGGGTGCAATCACCCGCAGCTCGGCCGATGATCTCGCGGCTCTCACCAACGAGGCCAAAAAGCAGGGCGTTGAGTCCGTATTTTCGGCGCAGCAAAGCGCCGAGGCCATGGAATTTATGGGCCGGGCGGGTTTTGACACCAAGGAAATCATTGACGGCCTTGGTGGCGTGATGGCCGCGGCGGCGGCCGATGGCATAACCCTGGCGACCTCGAGTGATATCGTTGCACGTGTGGTCAAGGGGATGGGCCTGGAGATCAAGGAAGCTTCGCATGTGGCCGATGTTTTGGCGCTCACCAGCGCCAAGACCAACACCAACATAACGGCCCTCGGGGAGGCGTTCACATATGGCGCGCCTCAGGCCAAGGCCCTCGGGGTATCCCTCGAGGAAACCACCGCGGCGTTTGGTCTGATGGCGGATGCGGGTTTGCGCGGCTCGATCGGTGGCACCTCGTTTATGAATATGTTGGTCAAGTTGAGCAAACCAACGTCTAGGGGTGCTGCCTTGATCAAAAAGTTTGGGATCAAGCTCACCGACGCCCACGGACGTTTGAAGCCTCTTCCCGATATTATTGGGATGTTCAAGACCGAGCTCGATAAGGTCAATGATGTGACCAAACGCGGGGCCATGATGGCCGAGATCTTCGGCCTCCGCGGTGCCAAGGCCTACTCGGCCCTTTCGCTTGCGGGTCGTCAAAGGATGGCCGAGCTAACCGAGGACCTCGAGGCGTCGAGCTTTGGGCTCGGGGCGGCCCAAGAGATGGCCAACAAGCGGCTCGACAACTTCCTTGGAGCTCTGACCCTATTTGGTAGCTCTCTAGAGGCCGTGGCAATCGAGTTTTTCGGGCCGTTTCTGAACGTGTTCAAAGAGACCACCCAAGACATGACCGCGGCTTTAAACAAGGTCTTGTTTGCGGTCCAATCGCTCAAACAGATCCGAGAGCAGGCGGCCATGTCAGCAGTCAAGGCGGCCAAGCGAGAATCAACGGCCATTGTCGAGCAGCAAAAGCACTTGGCCAACTTGAGCCGGCGGGAGCAATCCACCGCCAAGGTCGGGATTGCGGCGATACAATCGCGCATAATCGGCCAAGAGAAGCTTACCCGAGAGCAACAACGAGCCCGCTCGAGATCATTCGCGGAGTTTGTCAAAGGCAACTTGGCCCGTGAGAAGCTCACCAAGGCCGAGCGCAAAACACAGCTCAAGGCAATCGATGCGTTTATCAAGGCCAACGAGCAGGGCAAACTATCCGCGGCCGGCCGGGAGGAAATGGAGCGCCAATATCTGCGCACATTGGTGACCATTGGCGCCAAGGGCAAAAAGATCGGCCAAGCCGAGGCCCACCGGCGGGCCCAAAACCTCGAGACTTTGATCCAACAACGGGCCGAGGTGGCCAAATTCGAGGCGGCGGCCGAGGCGGTAATCCTCCGCGAAGAAAAGTTGACCGAGATCGAGGAAAAACACGGGCGAACGGCTCGACTGATCGCCGAGGGGGTGCTCCAAGCAATCGACCAGATCAAAGCCGGTTTTAAAACCGCGGTGGCGGCGGTCAAGACGTTTGGCGAGCGGCTCGGGGCGGCGGTGGGTGAGGGCAGGCTGTCGGAGTTTGCCCGTATTGCCACGATTGCCACCGTGGTGGCGGGAGCTCTAGCCCCGGTTTTCCTCGGATTTGCCGCGATCGGGTTTGTGGTCAAGGCGGCGGTGTTGCCCCAAATAATGGGCCTATTCAAGATCCTCTCGGCCCTCAAACCCGCGTTGACTGGGTTAATGCTGCTTGTCCGCGGGATGCTATCCATGGCGTTTTGGCCGTTAACCTTGGCCATCGGTGTGGTGGGCGGTGCGTTTTTGTTGCTTCGCAAGCAGGGCGAATCCGTGAGCCAGACCTTTTGGCGGTTGTGGTCCGCGGTCGAGGGGACCGTGGGCTCTTTTGATGTGTGGAAAGAGAGGGCGATTAAAGCGTTTGACGCTGTACGGCAGGCATTGTTCGAGCTCCCCGGGGTGCTGATGTTTTGGCGCCAAGAGGGTGAGACCACCTTGGATGCGTTGAGCCGTGGATTTCGCATGGTGATTGATGCGGCGCAGGCGATCTGGACCGAGGCCATAAAGCCGTTTTTGGTGGACTCGTGGGCGGTGGTGGTCGAGGCGGTGCAGCCTTTGATCGATACCGCTCGATCGGTGAGCCAAGCCGTGCGGCTCGTGTGGTCAGAATTCAACGCCACCGAAAAAATCAAGGCCAGATTGGCGGGCCTTTGGGCGGTGTTGAAAACGGGCGCCGAGTTTGTTGGCAACGTGATCAAGGGTGTTTTTGACGTGGTGAGAACGGCGGTTTGGCCGTTGATCTCGGGGTTTGTCTCGGGGTTTGCTTCGGCCCTTGCCCCGATCCTGACGGTGTGGACCTCGATTTGGTCTAGCATGGTGACCATTTTTGACGTGGTCTGGTCCACAATCAAAAGTATCTTGACGGTATTCTCGGACACTTGGGGCGATATCGTTGATCTGTTTATCGACGATTCGGATCGGAGCTCCACCAAGTGGGCCGAGATCGGTCAGACGATCGGCCAAGTGGTGGCATGGTTGGGTGAAAAGTTGTTGTGGGTGGTGGACGTGATCGGCTCGGTCGTGAAAACCGGGATCGTGCTCGTGGGCTACCTAGTGCGGGGCCTAGTCAAAATGTTTGGCTTTTTCGTTCGCACCGGTTTGCCTGTCATGCTGTTGCCGTTCAAAGCCCTTTGGGACACCGTCAAAATAGTGGCGGGGGCGGTGATCGACTTGTTCGAGGGCAACTTTACCCAAGGCCTAAAACGGATTTTTCTGGCCTTGGTGGATATCGTTTTGCTCCCCACCCGCATGTTGATCAAGGGCATAGTGCAGCTCGCCAAGGCCATGCCGAGCCTAATGGGCAAGGTGATCTCGCCGCAAAACCTCGAGAAGCTCAACGAGTTTGCCAAGTTTGGGGTGTCCGGTGCACCAAAGGTCAAGCCCAAGGTGGTCAAGGCCGAGCCCAAAACCAAGCCCGTGCTGGCAGACAACGTGATCGACTTGGCCACCGAGCGGCGCAAGCGGCGCGGCCGGTTGACTATGCCTGCAATGGGGATAACAGGCGGGAGACCGGCGGCGGCTAAGATATCCGCGGATCTCAGCCCCAAAGTGGCCGAGATTATGGAGAAGGGAGGGATCAGGAGCGAGCAACGGGCGGCTCGGATCGCCCAAATGTTGGACGAGACGAACAAGGAGGCCACCCGCGAGAACATTATTGCAGCCAAAAAGGCCCTCGGCACGGTGTCACAACGGCGGCGCAAGGAGGCCAAGGACCGCGAAAAAGCGGCCGAAAAAGAGCTCCAAGCCAACGTCAAGATCGACGATAAGCGCCAGCTCGATATCACCAACAAGATGTGCGTTGACGGCGAGGCGGCCAACATTGCCACCTCTCGCCACAAACGAAACGTGTTTGAGCGCAATGGCGCCACCCACGAGCCTTATCTCCAAAAGCTATCCACCGAGACCGGGGTTAGAATGGCGGGCAATTCGAGGAGCTGATCATGTTTATTCCGAGCGTGACTGATTACCTGCGGGTTTGGAACCTGATCAACTATGACACCCTCGAGACAATCACCGGTCAATTCCATGCCGAGGAGCTCACCCAAAACGTAGGCTCGGCCTACTCCGAAAAATTCGCGCTAAACCGCGAGCACCCCGTGGTGCAGTTCCTACATGGTGAGGTTGAAACCGTTTCGTTTCGCGGCCGGTTTCACGCCACCACGTTCGTCGAGGACGTGGTGGAAATCCTCGAAAAACTCAAGTCATGGGCCAAACGAGACGATGATCTAGAGCGGCCCCCGGTGCTCGGTTTTTGGGCGGGCGATTCACTCTCGGCCTATCTGGTCGAATGCACCATGAGATTGTCGAATATCGTCTATGACCGGCCCACGTTTCTTGGAGGCCTGCGCCATGTGACGTTTACCGTGGGCCTGCGGGAATACAAGAGCTATAGCCTCGAAGCCGGGGCGGTTGGCAACACCCGGTATCACCGAGCCCGCGAGTTTGACTATTACGAGAGCCTAGCACAGCTCGAATATGGCGACGCGTTGGTTGGGGACGTGGTTCGCAAGCTCCACCCAAGCAAGCCGAATATCCAAGTAGGTGACGTGATCACGTTGCCCACCGCGAGCACGATCCGCAAAACCAAAACCGAGCCCACCTCGATACCCCTCGAGACCGGATTCGGGCGAAAGGATACCCCGCAGCGCGCCCTACGGTTGCACATGCTTGAGCAGCGCAACCGGACCAAGGTTTCGTTTGTGGTCAAGTAGACATGCCCGCAACCGCCTACCATGACCTTGCCCCCCGCTACGTGGTGGAGATCGGATCGGCCGAGCTCTCGGACGCGATCCAGCCATATATCAGCCGGGTGGAATACGAGTCGGCGGACGGCATGGCAGATATGGCCAAGATCGTGGTCAACAACCCCTATTACAAGCTCCAAGACCTCAAGATCTGGCAGCCAGGCAACGAAATGAGCATTTGGCTCGGGTACGGGTCGCAGCTCACACACATCGGCCGGGTTATATTGCGTCGAGCTCGGTGGAATTTTCCAGATAGTGACATGCCCTCGGTGACCGTGAGCGGGTACACCTTGGACGCCAAAATGATGGACGCCGAGCCAGACGTTGCCAAAGATAGGCGTTTCAAGGATATGAAATATTCCGACATTGTGGCGGCGGTGGCCACCCGAGACTACTATTATGACAAGCTCGAGATCGATATTGATGACACCGAGGACGAGCCCAAAAACCGCCACCAAAAGGCGGGGATCTCCGATTATCAGGTCCTCAAAGGGTGCGCCAATCTGACGGGTTACTACCTTTGGATCGATGGTGATGAAAACGGGGTGTGGACCCTGCATTTCAAAAAGCCCGAGGCGGTGCTCGACGCAGTGGACCAACCCGATCTTACGTTTCGCCACAACAACGGCGATCTGACGTCCCTATTTTCGTTCACACCCGAGCTCTTGATCCAGGGTGCCAAAACCAAATTGCAGGTCCAATTCAAACACCCTAGGACCGGCAAGGTGGTGACCCAAGAGGTGGAGGAGGATCTCGATAGTCCTGACGTGACAGCCACCGACGATACGAGCGAAGTTGACGCGGAGCACAAGGCGGCGAGCCCGATCAAGATCTTTTTTAATGACTTCAGTTTCACCACCGAAACCCGCAAGCGATTCAAGACCGCGGCCGAGGCCAAAGCGTGGGCGGTGGCTTGGTTCAAATCCCAGCGGGAGGCATTCATTACAGGCCAGGGGATCACGATTGGCCATGACCGTTTGATGTCTCGCCAAATACACACTCTCGAGGGGATAGGCACCACCCTCGAGGGGAGGTGGTATTTTTCGCGGGTCAAGCACCAGCTCTCGGAGTCTGACGGGTATATGTGCACTTTCAATGCCCGTAAACAGGAGTCGGCCTAATGCCCGTGGTCACCGAGCGCTACGAGGCCGTTGTGACCTCGATCGAGGATGAGGAAAATCGCGGCCGGATCGAGGTGGCTTGTGTGGGCATCGGGGCGGACCCCACCACCCCGATCGCGGTGCTTTGTGAGCCGGCCCATGATTGGGGTTGGTTTGTTATTCCTGATGTGGGCGAGACCGTCGAGGTTGAGGTGGTGGTGAGCTCCGACCGGGATCAGGTGTGGGGCGAGGCCGCGCTCGAGGAGTTGAGCCCCGTTTGGCGCTCCAAGCGGTTTTTGACTGATATCGAGCTCGAGGACGATGCGGACGGCTCGGTTTCTAGGCCGATCCATGATGACTTTTTGTCCACCAACTACGGCAAACGGCGGGGGTTTTGTACCCCGTGGGGCCACGTGCTTTTGTTTGACGATACCGAGGGCGATCCTCGGATCTACGTCACCCACATGGGCGAGCAGCTCGAGCCGGGCGAGGCCCCCGAGCCAGAAAACTATACCCGGGTGGAGCTCGAGCCCGATGGCAGTCTAAAGATCGGGTTTTTGAATCGCCACCAACTGCACTTGACCACCGAGCAAGGCAACCTCCTGATCGCGTTTGACGGCGAGCCGGGGAGCGAAAAACATACCCTAGAGTTTGACGCCGAAACTCCCAAGTTTGAAATCAGCATGGCCGAGGGTAAGCACGTGCTTACCTTTGACGGCTCGGGTCCGCACCTCGAAACAACCCACGATAGCGGGGCCGGGATCAAGGTCGACCAAAAAGACGGTGACACGGTAACCACGTTAGGCGATGGCGCGGTGAGCGCCACGATCGCCGAGCACCTCGAGGCGTGGTTAAACGATGTTTACACCCCCGCGATCGCGGACATGCATGATAATCATATCCACCCTTTGCCCCAATTCATTGCGCCTTTGATCCCGCTCTCACCAATACCAACGATCCCTGGCGGTCCACCGGCCCCACCGAGCGAGGCTCCGGTCATGCCGGCAATGCTAGAGGATTATGACACTAACATTACGAGCGGTAAGCTCGTGTTTCCGGACAACTGACCATGATCGATTACGTCGAGGCCAAAAAGCGGATCCTGCTCGCGTTTTGTCGGGGGGTACTAAAAAAATATGGATCCCGACGATACGAGACCGAGGAGATCGAGGTTGAGCGGCCCGGGCCCTTGTATTGGGCCAAGGACGAGCGGTGGACCGATCCCGAGGGTGTCGAGCGGCGAGGGCGTATGTTGCGCAAGCCGAGCCGCAAGGTCAAAACCGAAGTGCAGGTTCCCCGGGGTGTGGTGGGGTCTGAGATCCTAGACTACGCCGACGCCGTGGCCGAGGCCTATCTCGAGGTGTTGCGGATCGCCGAGGAGACCTTTGAGGGGCGGGCCGAGGGATTCTTGGCCGAGCTCCACCGAGACAAGGAGGCCCCCTAATGCCAACCGGATTGCGTATGCCAGTGGGAGTTGACGGGACGGGAGGCGCGGCCCTGAGCTCGAGGGACGTGCAAAACCTCAAGATAATCAAGATCGCCCTATCCGATTGCGACTCCGACAACGCGTTTCAGGACATAGGTCTCGGCAATTGGATGATCTTCGAGATTGACGCCCCCGAGGTGCAAGCCCGGGCCCTCAACTTTATTCGGCGGATCTTCCGGCAGTTTCGAGCGGAGCAACGATACAAACTGCTCGAACGTACGATCCAATTCACCAAGACGTCCGAGGGGGAATTGGACCTCGAGTTCAAATACCTCGATATTGAGAGCGATCAAGAGGAAACCTTTAAGGCTAGCGTGACCGGCGGCGGGTTCGTCGGGGCGGGGTGACACCATGGCAACCGAGATCACGACCCCCGATTTTGACTTTTCTGGGTTCTACTATGCCGAGATCCTGGAGGCGTTGATCCAGTACAAGCGCCAAAACGTGCCCGAGCTCACCGACGAATCGGAATTCGAGCCGTTTATCCAACTTTTGCGCGGCACGGCCCTCGTGGGCCACCTCAACAACGTGTTGCTCGACCTCGTGGCCAACGAGAGCACCCTCCCCACCTCCAAGCTCGCCGAGACCGTGCGCAATATGCTGCGGTTGATTGACTACGAGTTGAGCCCGGCGACCCCGGCCCAAGTGGATCTCGTGTATGAGCTCGCCAAGGTGTTTCTGACCACCACCGAGGTCATACCCGAGCGGGCGCAAGCGGCCATCAAAAAAGTGGGTGATGATCCGGTGATCTACTTCGAGGCCCTCGAGGCCTTGAGTGTGGAGCGGACTGATCAGTTTAGCTACGTTTACGGCCTCGAGGCGGGGAGTTACACCGACCACACCACCGAGGCTAACAGCGCCACCACCCCCGGCGACGATTGGAGCCCTTGGGCCACCCCCGCGGCGGGCGATGCGCTTTATATTGGGCACAAGCAAGCTATGTGGAACGAGATCACGGTGGGGCCGTTGACGGTTTTGGCTGCGGGGATCACCGGGGTGTGGGAGTTTTACGACGGCGAATGGGCCAAATCCGCGCCCTCCTCGGTGACCTTGGATGGATCCAACCTGATAATCGATTTGACGGCCTATTTGGGCTCTCAAAACCGACAGGGCGCCGTGGTTAGGGTGCAGTTCAACGAGACCGGGGCCTATGAGGACGTGAGCTCGACTTGGACCGGATCGGCGAATATTGCCACCGTGGGCCTGCTCGGGCAATCCAGCCCCTCCACCGAGGCCACCGATTACACGGTGGGGGCTCAGTGGGAGCCCTTGCCAGATATCGAGGACGCCACCGTTGATTTTACGGTGGACGATGAGGTGATCGAGTTTTCATTGCCGCAAGATATCGATCGAAACTGGATCGCGGGCGCGGTCAATGGGGCCACGGCCTATTGGTTGCGGTATCGGATCGTCGAGGTGTCGGTGGCCACCGGCCCCACGTTCCAACGCCTACGGCTCGATACGGGCAAGCAATACGTCTATCGCAGCGCCACCCAAGGACGCACCGTCAAGGATAGCCCGCTCGGGAGCTCCACCGGGCTCGCCAATCAAGAATTTGAATTGACCCGGGACTATTTCATAAACGGATCGGAATCGGCGTACGTTGACAACGGTTTGTGGACTCGGGTCGACAACTTTTTGAGCTCGAGCCCGACCGAGCTGCACTACACGATCGAGCTCGGCGACAACGACCGGCCCACGATCAAGTTTGGTGACGGCACAACGGGCAAGATCCCACCGCTAGGCGTCAACAACGTCAAGGTGGACCCGTACCGATACAACGCCGAGACCGATGGCAATGTCGGAGCCAACACGGTGGAGGTCGATAAAACGGGTTTATCGTTTGTCAACAAGCTCTGGAATCCCAGAGCGGCCACCGGGTGGGCCGAGGCCGAGGGGGCGAGCGAGACCTCCCTCGAGCAGGCCAAGATCGCGGGGCCCGCGAGTCTGAGGACCCGCGAGGTTGCGGTGGGGCCCGAGGACGTCGAGGCCCTAACCGTGGCCTTTGAGGATTCAGAGGGGGCTAGCCCGTTTTCTCGAGCTCTGATTATCGAGGAGGCCTATGGGGCGAAAACTCTCGGGGTGGTGGTTGTGGCGGCCGGCGGTGGCCAAGCAACCGCGACCCAGCTCGAGGCCCTCGAGCTCTACTTTAACGGCGATCAATATGCCTACCCGCCGGAAACAAAGCACCTCGTGGCCAACCAAGAGGTGACGGCCCTAAACCACACCCCCAAGGTGATCGATATCGTGGCCACGGTTTACGGCGATGTGACGGCCGAGGAGGTCACCAACGCCTTGGCGGCGGTGCTACACCAAGAGGCCCTCAAGGCAGACGGTTTGACCTACGAGTGGGAATGGGGCGAGGATGTGCCCCGCAATCGGCTGATCCACGAGATTTTTGAGACCGATGAATCAATCACCAACGTGACCTTAACGAGCCCGGCGGCCGACGTCCCGTTGACTGCGAAAGAGCTCCCCGTTTTGGGGACCGTGATGCTCACTATTGTGGAGCCATAGGAGACCCCATGTCCAAGGGTTTGACGGATACCATCAAAGAGCAGCTCCTAGACAACATGCTAGGGGACTCCTCGGCCACCCCGTTGGCTCAGACCCCGATCTATGTCGGTTTGAGCACCACCGATCCGGGGAGTGACGGGACCGGTTTTACCGAGCCCACCGGCGGGGCTTATGCTCGCCAAAGCTCGGTAAATGATTCGGGGGGTTGGCCAGCGGCGAGCTCGGGGCAGAAAACCAACGGCGTGTTAATCCAATACCCGGTTGCAACGGCGGCGTGGGGGACGATCACCCATTGGGGGATATTTTTGGCCAGCTCTGGCGGCTCACCGGTGGCTTGGGGGGAGCTCGATACCCCTCGAGCGGTGGGCAGCGGTGACCAATTCCAACACGGGGTAGGCAAGCTCGTGTTGACCTTTGCCAACCAATAGGGGCCCGCCATGGCGTTGATTGACCCCGTCTGCACGTGTGACCCCTTGGTGGCTATAAGCGCCGAGGCTGCCCTCGTGTTTGACCCTGTGTGCACCGTCGAGCCGGCGGTGGACTCGGCCGGATCCGAGGGGGCGGTGATATTTGACGCCGTGTGCACAATCGATCCGGCGGTGGAGATCACCGGGGAGTTTGGGGATCCATCACCCACGATCTCGGTTTCGGTGACCGGGGCCACGACGCTGCGGGTCAATTTTTCGGAGGCCATGGCGGCCACCACCGAGATCGATGATCCAACCTCGTATGGGGTTTCGGTCGAGACCGATGGCGCGGTTGGTGTGGCGGTGAGCTCGGTTACCCGCGAGGCGGTCACCAACCCCACCTACGTTGATCTCGTGAC